TTCGTGCCGGGGCGAGTCGCCAAGACCTGAGCGCCGCATCGGCCACACCACCTACTCGTCCGCTGAAGTGCCATGAGCCCTCCTCACGCCAGCGCCTTCTCGAACTTGGCAACCTCGTCACGGAGATCTTCCAGTTGGTCCAGAATCCTCTTGCGCACACCGCCGGACATCCGAAGCAACCGAGACATCTCGCGCGCCGCCTTCACGTCGCTCTCCTGGATCTCGCCCCAGCGGCCCAGGTCCAGCCCCGTGACCGTGCGGATCTCCTGGAGCTTGGCTTCCGCCTTCTCCGCGCGCTGCTCCTCGGCCTTCGCTACCTCGCGTACGCGCTCCTCGACATCCTCAGTTTGGCTCTCACGCTGCTTGCTCTCCAGATCCCGTAGCGCCTGCACGTGCGTCTTCGTGGCCTTGTGCATCAGGCGCCACGCGAACTCCCGGTCGAAGATCGCCTCGCGCGGCTCAGGCGTCACGTTCCGACGCACCTTGCCCTTCCCCACCACCTCCATCAGGCCCCAGCCCTCTGGTAGCTCGCCCTCCTGGACGATGCCGCGGGGACACACGATGCACCAAGCTGTGCAGTAGCGGGCCGTCTCATCGGCCTTCCCGAACAGGCTCAGTTCGTTGAGCCAGTCGGCGCGCGAGACCTTGATCTCGTGCCCCACGACCTGGAAGCCGCGAGTGCCCCACCACAGGTTGACAGCCAGGAAGTCGATGCGGCGGTTTCCACCCAACTCGTTCACCGCCGGCAACTCCATCTCGGCCACCGCCAACCACTCCTGCCGCCACCAATCACTGGCCGAGTAGTAGTCGTGCAGGAGCGCCTTGACCTCATCGGCCGTCCACTTCTTCGTGGGCTTCTTGGCGGTCTTACCCATCGGACTTCAACGCCACGTCTGCGCGCAGGAGGAAGTGCAGCCGGCCCGTGAACATGGCCCGCGCCTCGTCCGGTCCCAGCGGGATGATCGTCTCCGGCAGCGGCTCGACCTCCGCGAGCCACGGGTCGGTGGAGACCTCCAGCACGGTCAGATCGCGGGCCTCGGTAGCAAGCAACCGTATGTCCGCCCGCTTGATCTCGGCCTCGACCTCCGGGTTGTTCGGCCGGAGATTGAAGTGCTCGTGGATCGCCGCTGTCAGCCGGTCCTCGATCGCCTTGAATCCAGGGATCCCCTTCTTCACGGGCTTCGGGATGTCTGAGGTGTAGGCCTCGGAGCCGTCGTGGAGCAGCGCGTAGAGCGCGAGCACGCGCCAGCTGATCCCCTGGCCGTCCCAGTCGCCTGGCTCCCCGGCGCGGCGCCCGACCTCGAGCGAGACGAGAACGCTGTGCTGGGCCACGCTGTAGAACCTCGTGCACTGGCCGGCGAACCGGCAGACGTGCGAGAGCCCGTGGGCCAAGTCGTACGGCACGACCTCTTCCGGCCTGGGATCCAACGGATGGAAGCGCATGCCGCTCGCCGTGGTCATCCAGCCGTTGCGCTCAGCCACCTTCTCCTCCACGTCTCGCGCGATGTCCTCGCGGATCTGCGACTCCAACGCCTCCGGCGTGATGTGGTCGCGAAGTTGGGGCGCTGGCGCCGGCAACTCCATCGGGATCCTGAAGGCGTCCCGCATCTGCGGATCAATTTTCTCAGGCATCGGTCCTCCGGCGCTGTGGCTGCGGCATTTCAGCGGCAAGCCGGACCCGCGCCATGTGCGGTCGGCCGGCACGCTTCCAGAACTTCGGCGGCTTCCTGTCGGGTGCCCAGGTCGCGCAGTAACGAAAGCGCGGCGCACCACAGAAGGGACACCACACACTGAAAACTGCGACGGTGTATTGTCCGCGTTCCGCCATCGTCCCTCCCGGTGGACGTGAAGATCCTACTACGAACGCACCCCGCGCACTTCGAACAGTCCCTCCAGCCCAGGGATCTCGAACATCAGGTCACGCGCCGCGTACGCCCGGTGATTCTGGTTGAGCTTCCAGTCGTCGTCACTGGCGGTCTTCAGGATGTGGTCGTACCGCATCGCCTCGAACAGCGTGGCGATCCCGATCCGCTTCACGCCCCGGATCCGCAGCTGGAGCGAGCGGCGCACCAGTTTCTTCCATACCTCGGGGTTTTCGGCCCGGAACTTCTTCCACGCCCTGCGCAGGTTCGGCTTGTTGAAGTCGCGGGCGCTCGGCTGGCCATCGAAGAGGGGGAGGTTCATGCCGGCCACTCCTGCACCCGTAGGTGCTCAGGCCACTGCTCCGGGCTGTCGCCCTTCTTGGCAGCGATCAATCGACTGAGCTTGTGGTCCGTGACCGTGTAGCCATCACATTCCATCGCCTCGTCGAGCAGCGGGTCACCGAATGGCCGGGTGTAGTGGTGCTTCCCGGTCGGGCCCCAAACGTCTCGCAGACGGGCATCTGTGGCGTTTCCCCCCAACTGCTTCACGAAGCACGGGACACCAGCTGTGCCACAGTCTGCCACGATGCGTTCGACCCACACCACATCGCACGGCCGAGCGCCGGGCCCGCTCTCGCCGCCGACGATCACCCAGTCCAGCAGACCGCGCGTGAACGACTCGCCTTCACCGGGAGTGTTACCGCCGACGCTATCCCGTTCGATTGCGCCAGCGCCCTCTAGGTCGATCGCACCCACGAGCGGCTCCAGGCTCAGGAACCGCACTGCGGCCGGCGTCCGGTGTAGGTGGTCGAGCCGCGACTCCAGCGTTTCCTGATCCGCCGCGCTTACGCCCATCCAGGCATTCGGGAGCGGCCAGGGACGGCTCACAACGTTCTCGTGTCGGTATTTCGTCAGCCGGTACTTCGTGTTCCCCAGCATCTCCCACGCACATCCAAGAACCGTTGCCTGCCGCTTCGGCGTGGAGAGGTAGGCCTGCATCCGCTCTGCGCGCTTCGTCAGCACTTGGAACTGGTGGCGCGGCGCCAGCGCCATCACCGCGAAGATGCGGTCGATCGTCTCGTCAGCAACCTCCTCGTGGAACAGGTCCGACATGCTGTTCACGAACACCCGGCGCGGCTTCTGCCAGCGCAGCGGATCGAGAAGGTGCTTCTCGATCAGTCGCACCTCACCCGTCCACCGGCCATCCTTGACCAAGCCCTCGTAGGGCCGACCCGGACCGCCGTGCCGATTGGCCTCCCGCTCCGCGTAACAATTCTTGCAGCCGGCGCTGACCTTGGAACAGCCACGCACGACGTTCCATGTGCTGTCTGTCCATTGAATCCCCGTCTCTACGCCCATCAGATTGTGAACTTCCGGTCCCAGCCGCGCGGCTCCGGCCGGCCCGGCGCGGGATGCCAGTACCGCTGTCGGCGCACATCATCGTCCGCGTGCTGCTGAAGTGCCGTGACCCGCTCCTCGCTCGGGTTCTCGGCGGTTTCCTTGCGCGCCGCTGTGCGTTCGGCATCCTGGATCTTGAAGCAGCGTGAGAAGTCGTGGGTCCAACGAATCACAGGGCCGCAGAAGGTGTAGTTGCGCCCGCGCTGATTCATCGCCCGAACAGCCACGCTCCCATCTGGCCGCGGCTCCAGCGATGCGATGCACCACGTTCCCTGCCAGGGATCTCGGTCGCTGACCTGCTTGGGGTCGATGATCTTGGCCCCGACCATCATCCCGTGGAGCCGATGATCGAGGATCGCGGCACGCGCCGGCTCCCGATGCCCGCTCGGCCACTCCAGCACGATGCGCTGCAGGAACTTCTCGTTGCTTCGCTCGAGCCCGCAGTCGTAGCAGCCGCAGGATTCATAGAGGACTACCGGGAGCTCCGTTCCGGGAGGCAGCGGCACGATCGCCTCCGTCTTGCCCTCGGGGCAACCAACGAGACGCGATGACTTTGTGATCCCGAGGCGCCGGCCCTTCACGATCCCGCCTGGCGCAACCGGCTTCGGCATGTCGCGCTTGATCACCGTCACTGGCAGATTCGCCTTCTCGGCTGTCTGTGTGTGCTCTTCGCACGCTCGCCACGGGTTGCCGATCTTCTCCCCAGGCTTGATCGTGGCGACTGCGACCTTGCGGCAGTATTCATCATCCTCGTGTTGCGCGAGGCGCCTGCCGCAGCCTCCGTTCGGCGCAGAACGGGGCTCTGTGTCCTGTGGAAATGGCTCCACAGGCTTCGGCCACAACCCGCGCGCCTCGGCACACGGCTGGCAGTAGCGCCTCTCGGAGTCGCCGGCCTCAATGGCGTGTGGATCGACCGCGATCTTGATGACCGTGCCGCACTTGGCGTCGCAGATCCAGCTGTCGATTTGCGGCGTCTCCTGCTGTTCTAGGTGCTTCTGGAGGCAGGGTGTGCAGCGATACACGCCAATGAGCGGCGCTCCACTCCGCGCGACCTGAACGTCATCGCTGCGGACACCCCCAGCCCATTCCGCCCGCGAATCACAATCCTTGCAGTGAGGCATCAACTCGTCGGGTTCGTTCTCCGTCCACCCCGCCTTCTTGGCGCGGTGCTTGAACTTCTTCTCGGCCCTGATCTTGTCCAGTGCCATCACCGTTGCCTGAATGGCATCGTCCTTCATCGTGCCTCCTTGCGTAGTCGCTCCTGCGTCCAGTCGATCGCCCGCAACACGTCCGGCTTCGTCCGGATGAGACTGTCGTTCCAGTCGCCCAGCGCGCCACGACACTCCACCGTCGTCGCGACCGCGATCCAAGCTGCCCGCACCCAGGTCAGGCCAAGTTCCTCCCGCGCCGCCAGTATCGCCCCGTACACGCACCAGGCGATCGCGCCGGGATCAGTCGGGTCTACGGGCTCGTCCGCATCGTTCACCGCGAACGTGCCCTGCACCCAGCCCCGTTCGATGAAGGCGCGGGCGCGGCCGAGGAGGTCGATCACGTGCTTGCTCACTGCGGCTCCAGCCCCTCGTCTGTAGCTGTAGGGGGTGCGGTGTAGAGCGGGACAACCGCGTGTGGTCCGCACGACCAACGATCAGCCGCTTTCGCGTTCTGCTCCGCCCACTTCTTCCTGACAAAAGCTACCGGCTCATCGCTCGGCGGGCAGCCCTCAGCGCACATCGCTATCCAGCACACAGGCTCACCCAGCGCCTTGGTACGGACTGCCTCTAGGGCGGTGGTGGGCAGTAAGCAGCACAGTGCGCGCATCTGCGCGACTGTGCCGTGCGGCGGCTCTCCGAAGAACTCCGCGTACTTGGCCCACGCCTCTGCAAGACCATCGCCAAGCCCCTCAATGCCCCTCTGCCCGTCTTCCTTGGGTGAGTCAGTCATGCCTACTGATCTCCTTCCTCAATCGGCTCTGGCCCGCCGTAGTCCACGCCTGGGTAGATCGGGAAGTAGACGGCCACACCGTCCATCTTGCCGACGCCGCAGATGTGCTCTCGATCGGTCTCGCACTTCGGGCAGTAGGACTTCTCGGTCATGCGGTGCCCTTCCTGATGGCGGCGATGACGTTGGCGCGAGTGAACTTGACTGCCTGGTCGCGCTGAGATTGCTCTACCAGATCGTTGACGGCATCCTCATGCCGCTCCCGCTGCTCCGCGAGGGCGGTGGCAGTTCGCTCGGTTTCCTCGCACGGCGCACAGGGCAGTTGAGCCCCCCACGTGATGCAGTCGGGGTCTGCGTAAAGGCACGGGCCTGCGCTCTCCCGCGCCCGCTCTGCGTCCTGCTCGCTAGGAGACATGCGCCCAACTTCTCCGATGGATGACCGCCCAGATCAGGCTCTGGCTGACGGCGTAGCGGCGAGCGAGGCCAGAATGCGACTCGCCATCAGCGGCTAGGCGACGGATCGCCCTGACCGCATTCTCGTCCAGCTTCGCCAACGCATGACGCTCGCCCCGCGAAGCGGTGCCGTGTTCTTGCTGCTTGCGCTTGTTGTGACTGGATGTGGCCCATCGGAGATTCGAAAGCCGGTTGTCCAGTTGGTCACCGTTCTCGTGGGAGCATTCGTAGCCTTCTGGGCGTGGGCCAACAAACGCCCCCAACACAAGCACGTGAACCTTCGTCGTGCGCTTCTTGTTGTGGGCGCGAACCGCCACGCATCGATAACCCCCGTGGTCTGTCCACGGTTTGAGCACCTTCCGCCCGCGAATACGACCTTGATCGCTGGCCTCGTATTGCGGGAATCGCGGAATCGGCTTCCACTGCTCCTGCTTGGTCGGCTCAGCGGGCATGGCGAATCCCAACGCCCGGCGTGAACGCGCCGCGCACGGTGTCGGTCGGCAGCGGGCATTCGTCAAACCGCACGACGACGGAGTTGGCGAAGTAGGAGAGGAAGACGGACTCCACGCGCCCGCGCACCCACTCGTCGCCGAACCCTCGCTGCACCTCGACGGCCTGCCCTGCGCGGTATTCCTGGTCCTGGGGGGTCACGTCAGCCACGCTAGTACTCCGTCGAGCAGAGGAATCCCCGCCCGTTCGTCTGCGCCCACCACCACTTCGGGGCCGTCTGCTTGACGAGCCAGAACTCTGGGTCCGTCGAGTGATAGCGCGTCACGATAGGCCATTGCCGCGCGTAGACCTCGCCGGCCTTCGGCTCACGGAAGCTCCACTCATCGGGTTCGATCCAGATGGTGAGCGGGCTGTCGGGATCGCAAGGCACCTCCCATTCCTCTCGCGCCTCGGCTTCCGAAATTCCTACGGTCTTGTGATAGGGGTCGCCGTAGTGTTCGGCTAGGGCTGCAAGCGCATCCTCTGCGTCCTTGGCAACAACCCAATCGACCTCGCCCTGGAAGACCTTCCATGGGCAATCGGGGTCGCGCTTGATCGCCGGCTCGCTGTGAATGCGCGGCTTCTTGGCGTCGGCGCGGTCCTTGCTGGCCTGCACGCCTTCCTGGAAGCGACACTCGGCTTGCTCCACTCTGGCAACCTCACTCTCGGTCTGGTCCTGGGGGGTGGGGTCAGGGGGCATTGGTGTCTCCTCCGTAAGTCCTGCCGGAAGTGCCGGGATCGCGGCCCTTGTGCTCGATGACGAACAGTCGTAGCGGCACCCTGCGTTCGCCGATCTTCTTGTCCGGTGCAGCGAGATGCCCGAACGGGTCGTAGCGGTCACCGCAGTCGCGGCACTCCCACCCACGCTCGTATCGGTCGCACATCCCGCCGCAGCCGGAGCAGTTCATCGGACCTTCTGCCGACTGAGGTTGCCGCCGACATCGTAGGGGAGGTCCTTCGCTGCGAGCATGAGCCGATCGGCCAACTCGCTGACGATTCGTTCAATCTCGTAGCGAGTCAACCCCACCATGTTGACCTCGGCCTTGATCTTGACGTTGCCAGCCTTCACTTCGATTACGCGCTTCATGGTTTGTCCTTTCGGTTGTGTACTTCTCCACCACCCAGGGGGGTAGCGGCCAGCGCGGCGACTGCGATGGTCTGGTCGGGGTACGGCTCGTTGCACTCGCAGCACCGCAGCCCATCCTCCCCGCGATGCTTCCAGGAACACGCGCGGCACTTCGGGCAGCGCGCTATCAGCAGGCCATCGACCACCTTCAGGTCTACCCGTGGAGCGGCGAGAGCGGCGCGGAGAACGTCAGCCAACCAGCCGTGCCTGACCATCGCGTAGCCGTCGGGGTCGCAGGCTTCCTCCCGCTCCAGCGCGTCCCTCAAGCTGGGGGTGTCAGGCATCGTTCCTCCTGCTCTTCACGGTCTCGAACTCCACTGGCACCGTGTTCCACTTCCGATGCCGCTTATCCCAGATGCTGCAGTGGTGCGAGCAGAAGTGGTTCTTGCGCTTGATCTGGATGGGCGTGAGTCGCTTGCCGCAGCGCGGGTTCCGGCAGTGCGTGATCTTCTTGGCGCTCACGCCACGTCTCCAGGCCCGATCCGCGTCGGGCCATCACCACGCTTCCCGCGTGAACGTCCTGCGTCCTGCTCCTCGCGATCGCATTTCTGCGCGTACCACTTCTTGCGAGCCTTGCCCCGTTTGCAGCGGCAGGTTGTCTGATCCTTGGTGCCGGCGTACAGCAGCCCCCAGTGCTCCCCATCGGTCGGACAGCGGTTGCAGCGAACCCTGCTCAGATCCTCCGACGTACGTACGTCTAGAGATGAAGGAGGAGTAGGAGTAGGAGTTGGGGGCATACCCGCGGCACTGCCCCGGCTATCCCCCGGCACTGCCGCAGCATCGTCGTTATCCCAACGCTGCCTAGCCTTTGTGGATTGTGATGCAGAATACCTACGCTGTTTTACAGCTTCCCGTCTCTGTCGGGGGTTCGAAATGGTTCGTTTGCTGCGCGCTACGGTGAAGCACCGGGACAACTTCTGCTCCCACATCTTGTCGAACTTGGGGCGCTTGACCCTGGCGAGCGCCGAGAGCTCATCGAGGTCGTAGCGCAACTCGGCACCCTGCTCCCAGGCGTGCAGGATCAGTAACGAGTACGCGCCGAACTCCTCGGCGGTCATCGTGATCGTGTTCACGTCCCCCAGGAAGTCCTTGGGGTACATCGGGAACGCTGGCGACGGTCGCCGCTTCTTACGCGCCATGCACGGCTCCCAAGGCGTCCGACCCCGGCTGCGTCGCGCACCACACTCTGGCAGAGATATGGCGAACCGCTGGCGCGGGGTCGGACTGCTTGGAAGTCGTGAAGGGTGCGGTCCGTTCCATATCTCTGCCACCCGCATCATGCCTCACTCTCGGGCCCGATCAAGAACTTCCCGCTGTCGAATCCGAGAGTGGCCGGCGAGCGCGATCGCGATCGCATCCCGCGTGTGCTCGTTGCTGCCACGTTCTCCACACACAACCGACGGGTTCTCCAGAAATGCGTGTAGCTCCTTCTTGGAGCAGTTGCCGGAGAGCCCCAGCGCCTTCCGGGTCTGCGCCACCGTCACGATCTCGATTCGATCGACACCAGCACCGACCAGGTAGCCGTGGATGAAGCCTGCGTTCCGAGCACAGATCGTCGCGCTGCGTTGCGATGAACCCCGGTGCGCATGGAAGCTCGCGGTCTCGACGCAGAACGGCACCGTGAAGTCGAGCCGCCAGCTGTCCAGCAACGTCGGCAACGCCACACTCAACTTGTCGATCCCCACCGTCGCGGTCCACAGGCACTCAGGCACCTTGTTCGGCGCCTCCCGCACCACCGCGATTCCGCACTTGGCGCCAGGATCGACGCCGATCATGAGGCTCATCCCCGCTTCTCCTCACGGTGCTTCACGAGCAGCATCAGGCTCTCGATGCCCTTGCGGGTCAGGACCCGGTGGTCCACCGAGACGGATTCGACTTTGCGGCCCTTGCCCCAGACCAGCGTGACGCCGAGGTCCTTCACGCCGGTTCGGGTCTTGGCGCCGTCGCCGATCTCGTAACGCTCTCTGCCTTCCACGAGTTTGCGGTCAGCCATCGTGTCTCCTTTCGTTACTTCCATTTGCGATCTGCTGCTTCACATCGTCGAGCGATGCGTTCTGCGGCAACCCCAACGCGGCCAGGATCTCGCAGCGCAGGGCCTTGGGCTTCCGCTTCGTCGACCAATCAAACCCGTGTCCGTTCACCCACGGCACCTTGCGCGGCCGAGCCGTCACGCCGTCCTTCCACTGCCAGTAGCGAATCATGCCGGCAACGCATCGGAGCCAACGCTCGCCGCGACCATCGGTGTTCGTTGGTTCGGCTGACTCCTCGCCCCCTTCAGGCGTGTGGATCCATGGTGGCGACACCAGCGCGTCGTAGTCGTCGCGCTCCATCCGATCCCGCAGGAGCGCCTTGGCCGCGTGACGGTAGGCGTGGTAGCGAGTGAAGAACCGCCGGCCGCCGCCCTTGTAGACCGTGGCCGTTTCAGTGGTAACGAAGCTCACCGCCCGGCCGCCACGCCACCGGTCTGGAAGAACCGCACGCCAGTCACCTTCGCCTGCTCCCTCATGGTCGTGGCGTACCTCCGGAGCTTCACCATGTCGATCAGCATGAACTCACGCGGGATCAAGTCCTCCTCGCCTTCGATGACCTCGCAGGTCCACCGCTTCGTGTGCTTGATGCCGGCGACCTGGGGCACTGCACGCCTGGTCGCTACCGGCGCCACTTCGGTCGGACGCTCGAGGATTGCATCGGCCTCGGCCTTCCTGCCGGCCGCCTCTGCTGCCTCGGCTTCTGCGAGTTGCGCCTTTTCGGCTTCCTCGCGGGCCTTGGCCTCTGCGATCCGACGCTCCTCGGCGGCTGCGCGCTCCTCTGCCTCCTTCCACGTGCCCATCCGGCCCTTCACGATTTTCTCGGCCTTGTCTGGGGCCTTCAGGTGCTTGCTCTCATCGTCACAGAGGCCTTTGTGGACCTTGTTCGCGGCCTGCTTGTGGGGCCGGAAGAGGTCACGGACGTTCTTCTGGTACGCCTTGACCCCGAGAAGGAACTCGCCAGCTACCTCGTAGCTGGGCGCGTCCTCTACCACGATCTGCTCGCTGCGCTCGACCAGCGCCGTCGCATCGCTCTCGATCTCAGTTGTCTCGACCACCATTGTTCGCTGCCTTCCCGGGCTTGAGCCCGTTGCGTTCCTTCCACTGGTACAGGGCGAGCGCGCTCGTGAAGACCTGCCAATCGCCTCGGTCGGCGTAGGTCTCCAGCTTCCATCTCTCATCACCACCAAGATGCACCGCGAGGCGCACCTCGCAGTCATCGATCATGCCGGCATATCCGCTGAGTTGCAGAGCGTGGAACGGCATCTTGCCGCCGGCCTTCAAGTCGATCACGGCCAGCTTCCCACGCCACAGTGCGATTCTGTCTGGTGTCCCTGCATAGCCGTACGTCGCGTTGTACCGCGGGTGCTCGCTCTCCAGGATCTCAAGATCGGCCCGATTCATCGTCACGAATTCACGCCAAGCTCTGAGATGCGGGGCAATCGCTGGGTCCACTGTCGCTTCGTCGAGCCGTCCCTCGTCCCACAGCTTGGTCGCCTTGTGGAGCGCGGTGCCCCGGCGCATGTACCAAGGATCGATGAACGAGAGGTCGCCCATGCAGCCGGCCGCCGCGATGACAGCCGTGACGGAGGGCACGACTCGGCCCTGCCAGCGGTAGACGTGCTCCTCCTCGTTGAACGTGAGGCTCAAAAGTCTTCGCCCGCTTCGAAATCGGCCTTGCACTTCGGATGGATGGACTTGCCGTTGCCGGAGAGGATCGGATCGTCCTTCTTGATCTCTGCGCCGCAGTGATGGCACTGGCTGTCGAACCTCGCGTTCATCTCCCTCCAACTCGGGGCGTCGCCGTTGCTGGTGGCCTGGGGCTCCTGGACCGGAGCGGGCTTGGGAGGCCCGGTATCGACCCCGTCCATCTCCTCGGCCGGAGTGCCGTCGTAGCCCGCCATTTCAACGAGGAACCGCAGCGCAGCTGCCAGCGCACGCGACGCCGCTCGAGTCTGTGACATGCCCTTGATGGCCTGGCGATTGGGCTTGCCCTCGGGGTCCAGCCACCGCTTGAACAGCCCGCCGCCCTTTTTCTTCTTCTGCACCTCGTCGGCGTAGCAGTCGCACTGCGCGCTGGTGATGGGCTGGCCCGTGGCGATCAGGATCGCCTCCATCGTCGAACTGCAGCCCTCGTACTCCCCGGTCTTGGGATGGCGTACGTCGTGGCTCGCGACCCATCGCGTTGTGACGCCGGCACGCTGGCCGATGTACTGCCACGCCTCGATGCGCGCGTGCTGACCGTCGCCGATCTTCACGATCCAGGGTTTCTCGCCGCGCTTCACGCGGTTCTCGCAGACCGCCTTGAACTCGTTGGCAAGCGCGATCATCCGACGCTGGCCCTCGTCTCCGGCGAAGTGCCTGAGCTCCATCGCTGGAGCGTCCAACGGGACTAGGTTCAGATCTGCCATCACACCTCCTCGGCGCGCTCCAATCGCGCGCCTGCCAGTACCCCCTCGATCAGCCGCGACGCCTCCCGCAACGTGTCAACCAGCACGCTCTCGTGTCCCACCCGAATCGTGATCCCGGACTTGTGGAACCGCACAGAGGCCACCGGGCGCGGGTACATCCCGTTCAGCTTCAGCAGCCGCAGCGTCAAGTCGCTGCGCTCGCGCTGATCGGCGGTCTTGCGGCGCCAGTGCAGCGCCCCGTCCTGTGCCATGGTCCCTCCCGGTGAGACGTTGGCGATGTGCGAAACCTTAGCGGAAGTTTCGCGGAACTCTAGATATTATTTTGCGGAATCTTCGCGGTCGGTGATGGCCGACTCGGCTTCTGGTGCTCGCAATCGGAGCAGTAGAAGTCGGCATCCAGCACGGCATCCTTCCCACACCACAGACACGCGGCGAAGACGCACTCGCAGCGCGAGATCTCCCAGCCGCAGCCCCCCGGACACATCGGGTCGGACTCCTCGAGCGGCTCGGGGTTGGAGTGGAAGCCCGGCTTGGCGTTGTGTCGGCGGCTCATGTGGTCTCCTTGAGTGCTGCGAGAGCAGCTTCGGCTCGTTCGGCCCGCTCTCGCATCTTGGCGACCTTCGCGCTGATCTTGCCGGTCCCGCTCATGGGTGGGCCCGGTGGCTCCCCGAGGGCGGCCCAGATCGCATCAATTTCGATCTTCATGCTCTTGACCGCCCGCAGACAGCCCTCAGAGCCGTTCTGGGCTTCCCTCACGAGTTGCTGGTAGTGCTGGTCCTTCTCGTCTAGGGCGGCCTGGATAGTCGGGGTGATCTTTCTTGCTCTGTAGCAGCCACCACACGCTTCGTTGAGAGGCTGCTCGCTGTCGAACACGCGGCCCTTGGTGGCGCAGTCAAGTACGGGCTCAACCGAGATAGACGCGAAAGAGGGCCAGTAGCAGGGTGAGGCTACGGCCGCTATCTCTCTGGCCTTCTTCTGGTTAGGGGTCACGGAGTCCTCCCTTCGGCCTTAGCACGCGCCGGGTGTGCCTCTGGATCATCGAGGCGCGGGCATGGCGCGTAGCGCGGCCAGTTGATCGACTTGTAAACCCGTCCATCAGCGTCGCGGTAATCCTTCCGCTTAGAGCCGATGCGGCGCAGCGGACTGCGACACACGCCGCACCGCATTACGCCTTCCCCTCGGCCCTGGCGATGGCGAAGGCCAACTTGCAGTTGTCGGCGTGCAGGATCTTCTCGCAGTCCTCATCGTGCGCTTTGCAGACCGGGCAGTAGAAGTGCTCCGTATCCTCCGGGCCGCCGCCTCGCCACTCGCACTCACGCAGCGCCGCCAGTAGATCGGGGGCGGCGGCCATCTTGCGCGCCTCCTCGATCGGGATCTCCAGCATGTGGGCGATCCGCTCTGCGGTCCACGGGAGTCCTTCGGGGTCGGTGGCCACGGGCTACCGACCCTCCGGGATGGACGCAAGCACCAGAAGCGCCGCGTTGTAGGCTGCCTCTTGATCCTCGTCGAGCCCGTCGTCGCACTCTAGGCTCTCTACCAGCGCCTCCAGAGCTTTCCGCAGCTTGACGCGCTCGGCCTTCACGTGGACGTGCTCCTCCTGCGCATCCCGTCCATCGTGTTTGCTGTGCTCATGGCTATGCCTCCTTCGTCTCGACCCGCTCGTACGTGCGGCCGTTCCAGCCCATCTCCGCCAACTCGCCGCAGTCGTCGCAGTAGCGCACCAGCGCGCCGTCCTGGTCGCGGTAGGTCCGCGTGGCCGCCTCGCCGTTGCCGGGGCAGCCCTCGCACTCGATCGCCTTCGTCGTCTCGGGCATTGTGGCCCCCTTCCTCATGCCCGGATCATAGCAGATCCGTGCCCACGGTTCTAGTCCCCTCGGGAACTAGGCGGAGCGGCCGGCGCTATGGCGCTCGCGGTACTCGCGCATCGCCTTAGTGCGTACGGACTTATGGAAGGCGTCTCGGCACTTCCCGCCGGGGCAGAATCGCTGGGTAGTCCGGACGGCTGTGGTCTCTTCGCCGCACCACTCGCAGCGGATCATGTCACCTACCGCGACTTGGCTGTCGGACGCCTCAGGATCCATGACACGCATCTTAGGGGGCATCCCAGCGACCGTCAACTACCAGACGCCCGTGAACCGCAGCGCAGCCGCCGTGAGCCCGACGGCCAGCGCGACCAGCGCCGCCACCCGCCACCGTCGCAGCCGGCGCTCGGAGGCCTTCAGCCCGCGCGACCACGGCCGGAACCCCGACCGCATCATCGGCTAGAGGATCAGCGCGAGGGCGCCCAGCACGATCGCCACCAGGATCCCGATGACCTCAAGCACCGTGGACCAAGCCCAGCGCCGCGAGGATTCGCCGGAGCGCCGCGAAGAGGCCTCGCCCTCGCGTGCGCCTTTCAGGAACTGCCTGGACCCTCTCAACGAGTCGATCGAGTCCCGGTTCTTGTCGATCCTGAGGTGCAGCACAGGCAGCACCGCCTCCATCCGATCCAACCGCTCCGTCGTGTAGCGGTCCATTCGCGCGGTGCGCTCGTCCAGCCGGTTGAGCAGGCCCTCGATTTCCTGGTCGGTCATGGATGGCCGATTCGGTCTTGCTGGTGGTCTTGTCCAGCTTGGCGAGTAGTCGTCGCTGCGTATCTGACCATTCCACCGGCGGCCACCTGGCTACTTGAGTGCGCTCCCGTTGGCCTTGATTCGCTCCACCTCGGCCTTCTTGTCCTGCACGTGCGCGGCCGCGCTCGCCAGCATCTTCATACCCAGCACGCTGCCCAACACTGCAACGATCTGCAGGATGGTCGCGCCGCTCAGGTTCATCCCCGTCGCTTCGTTGACGGCCGGCACCAGGGCGATCACCACGCCCAGCCAGAACTTCTCACGCTTGTACCAGGGCTTCTGCCCGGTGGGGTTCGTCACTTCCAGCGTCACCGTCGGAACCTCTGCCATTGGTCTGTCCTTTCAGAGCAGCGCGGAGATCGCCGCCGCCATGCGCAGAGCCACGAACGCATCCTTCAGCACCGCGCCGGGCACGCTGGCCCAGTCGATCTCGGAGTTGATCTCGTTCGCCAGCGCCACGCCCTTCATGATCATCCGGTTGTACTCGGGGTCGCTCTCGGAGAAGAAGTCTTCGGGCTTCTCCTCGCCTGACTTGGAGAACGCCGTGCCCATGTCCTTCGCGATGGTCCGGACTGCCGGGTCCACGATCTTGTGGATCACGTCGATCCTGCCCAGACCTTCCAGCCCTGCCTCGATCGCGTTGATCAGCTTGTCGCTCACGGCGTCTCCTCCTTCGCGATGTTCAGCGCCTCGACGAACGTGATCTTCTCGCCGCGGGCCTTCGCCTGCAGCACCAGCGCGTTCGCCAGTGCGCCTCGCACGTACTTCACCCACTGCGCGTGGGTCTTGCCCGCCAGCACGACATCGTCCGCGAGCCCGTTGCCGCGCACGAATTCACTGACGCGATGCCAGGCCGTGACGTTCTCTTCGACCACCGCCACGGTCTTCTCGGTGAAGGTGATGCCGCAGCCCGTGGCTGCGACCAGGATCAGCAAGAGCCAGAGCCTACGCATCGGTTCCTCCCTCGGCTGTCACAGCCGGTTCCTTGGATTCGATAAGCGGGGTTTCGTGGGCCTCGAGTTCCGGCGCCGACCCGTTGCCACCGGGAACCTTGGCCTTCCACATCAGGAAGGCGCGCTTCTCCAGGTCCTCGACTTCATCGGCCACCGTGGCGTCGATCACGGGTGTCCCGTCCTTTGGGTCCTTCTTCTTCTTCAACTCCGTCAGCAAGGTCTCGAAGTTCTCAGCCTCAGCTGGCGTGAGCGGCAACATGTGCGTCTTCTCCTCGAAGATCTTGTTGCCCCGCGGATCCTCCTGCTCGGCAAAGCCCCCGCCCGGTATGGGCTGGAAGACCATGGCGGTGACCATCCGACACTTGAACTTGCGCGAGATGCGCGCCTTGTCCGACTGGTGGTCGTCGCAACCCTTGAGCGCGTGGGCCTGCCACAGCAGCCCCATCTGCGTCCCGTTGACTGGTACGGCGCGGCCCTCCTCGGCAACGGTGTCAGCTTCGTCGGTCATCCTGTTCCTCCCGGTTGGCGCTACAGCGCCGATTCCAAGTTGATCACAAATTCGTCGCGGGTCGGGTAGATCTCGAGCCCGCCGGCACCGTCGATGTCTACCACCACCCATGCCTGGATCTTCCCGACATCTGCCTCTTCCACCTCGGCATCGGCCGGCGTGAAGTTCACCTTACCGTCCTGGCCAGTGCCGGCGTCGTCGAAGACGATCGTGCCGACGCTATCGGCCGGCGTGCCATCAGGCAGCGTCTTCAGCCGCACCGTGAAGCGACCGATCGGCACCGGGCTCCCACCGTCGAGCGTGCTGAAGTCCTCGGGGTTGCCATCGCCGTCGAGCAGCGTCCAGGGAATCGGCTTCCCGAATGCCCCGGCCTTGCGTGTACGTACGATGGTGCCCATGTCGCCCTCAGTCTATGCGAGCCGTAGCCTACGTTCCCTCGATTTCCTCATCATCCTTGGAGCCGATCAGATCCGCGTCGGCGCCCCCGCCCTCGAGGTCAGTCGGCTCGCTCCTGCCACCGTACAGATCGGCCCGGAACGTGTCTGAGCCCTTGAGCTCGGCCCGCGCCGTGCGCGCCCCCAGCAGATCCGCCCGGTCAGTGTCGCTGCCCAGCAACCTGGCTCGAGCCGTCCGGCTCCCGTAGAGGTCGGCCCTGAAGGTATCTGCACCCCCCAGCCGCGTCCGCGCCGTCCGTGAACCGAGCAGATCGACCCGGTCATCGGCACCGCCCTCCAGTTCGGCCTGTGCTGTTCGGGCTCCGTAGAGGTCGGTCGGGAACGCCCCGGGCGCAGCCTGTATGTCCCCGCGCCAGTGGGTGGCTCGCCAGTGGAACGCCTTCCAATACTGGGCCTTCCAGTGCAGCGCCATCTACGGGCCTTCACTGTTCCTCGTGCGATCGCCGTTCACGTCGGCGTCCATGTCCAGCTGCACCGCGTCTGTGTCGGCGCGCTTGAACTTCTGGTTCGCGAGCCCGCCTTCGCTCTCGCCGCACGTGGCTGCGTGGATCGATCGCAGGACGCGAGCTTGGCTGTAGCCGGTCATCACGGTATCGGTCTCGTCGAGCATCAGTGTGGTCTTCACGAGCGTCACGGCACCGCCGGAGTTGTCGGTGATGTCGAAGTGGCCGCGCAGCGTGATCGTGCCGCCCGTGCAGCTGGCCGCGAGGATGATCTGGCCCCAGCCCTCCAGCGACATGGTGTCGCCGGGCTTCATGTTCTCGAGCGTCACGCCACCGCTGTAATGGCGCATGTTGAGATCCGTTGCGCCGACAGCCACGCCGAAGTCGATCGTTGGCGTGGCGACGCCGGCGACTCCGGATGAGCAGGCGTCGAGGTGATAGAAGCCAGCAGTCACCAGCGTCAGCGTTCCCGCCAGGATCGACTTATGGAGATGACAGGACGGCAGCGACGCCACCTGTACGTCACAGTCGAAGAAGTGCGGTAGCCCGACTGCCACGCCGATCCCGTTGACTTCGGCTCCAGCAAACGCCGCTTCATCGATCGACTGGCCGCCCAGATCGAGGAACCAGTGGACGCCAGCGAAGGTGTATTCATCGTAAGCCTGGGCGAGCGCGATGACGCTGCTCGGCGCGATGGCGAACCGCCGAATCCCGAGAGCCACCGCGAGCGCCGTAGCATCCGCGAGGCTATCCACCGGGTTGTCTGCGACGCCGTTGAAAAAGGGCGTGGTGCCAGGCGAGCCGTTGATCGTGTCAATCCAGATCTTGCCCTGCGCGTAGCCGACGCTACGGAAGACCACCGCATAGCTCACGAAGATCTGGTCAGTGAATAGCTCCTCTGACCGCGTGAAGCCCGTCTGCGTGAACCGGACCCTGACCAGGCCCAGGTTCAGCCCGGTCCCGACGTGTCCCGTCAGTAGCGCGAAGGCCGTGGTCTCATCGTCGAGCACGGTCGAGTTGTTCACGCTGAACAGCGTGCCGACCCCATCCCACTGCAATGTCACCCAGTTCCAGGCTTGGACCAGGATGACCGAAGAGGCACCACCAATGCGATCCAGCCGGCCGTTGAACGTTGTGCCCGTCGGCACGCCATCGGCCGGCAACTCGAACTCGTAGTAGACATCGATCTCACCGGCAGCCTCGGCTACCTGGTGATAGGCGTTGTCCTGGGCGAACGTGTTTTCGAGCGTGCCCGACGGCGTACCAGTCGTCACCACGACCGAAGCCGCAACTTGGTTGATCGCCGCGCCCGTGACGGCGATGCGGCTGATCTGGCCCTCAAGGTCATTCACCTCGAATTGGTCCTCTACGCGGCCGTGCAGGGCGCTCTCTGTCGTGTGCCCTGCATTCGTGTAGGTGATGTAGTGGACTGTATAGATGTCCAGGATCGTCGGCACGTAGCTCATGTCCGTGTATCGGCCTGTCGCGCCCACCTCGGTCAAGTCGGTTGGTCCAGACACCACGGCCCCGGCGCTGTCGTAGACCGTGGCCCGCGGGAAGAGTCCCGTGGCTCCGTCGTGCAGAGTGAGGCTCAGCGGGAGAGCATCGCCCAGTGGTACGTTCAGAGACGGCATCTAGATCAATGCCCCACAATTCCTGCAGCGCGCGGGCTCACCCGGCACATTCAGCACCTCGGCCGCTTGCAGCCAGTTCGGTAGCTCCTCATCATCGTCCTCGACCGTGATGTAGACGGCGTCGTTGGGGATAGCCAGCGTCCGCACCTCGCTACTGATCTGCGCCAATTGCTCCCGCGTCGGCTCCTCGCTCTGCCGGAAGTACCTCATGGCGCCACGTCCTCACTCACCCGCAGCGGGGGCGTCGCCCCGTCGTTGTTCCAGAAGCCGTTGGAGAGGGTCGCTGGTGGCGAGATGGGCATGCGGTCCCAGCTAATGCTGCTGCCCGGCAGAACGAAGGGCGTCCCGTCGGTGTGCTCCCCCATTCGGAAGTAGCGATCGACGGTCCTCCCGTTGGCCAAGCCGACGTGCAACGGATCGGCCGGATGGCCTCCGTTGTAGAGGTCCAGCACCTCGGTTGCGTTCAACTCGAATCGCCAGAACGCAGACTCGTCCATCAGTCCCTCGAAGAACCACGTGAGGATGGGGGGCACAACCGGGACGGCCGGGCCGGTGGGCCAAACCGTGTATTGCGTGCCCCACAGGAGGCTCGAGAAGGCGTTGGAGTTGAGAGCGGAAGTGGTCCACGTGGTAGTGCCGATCGTTGAGGTTGCTACCGGCTGTCCATCCCAATACATGCGCAACCCCGCGGCGACCCCGAGGCCCGCGTAGGTCATGCAGACGTGGACCCATTGGTTCAGCGGGAAATCGACGTTCGAGTAGATCCACAGGCCGTTCAGGAAGTGAGTGCAGAGGTGGAAGTGCAGCGGCCTAGTGCCTGGCCCCGTCGCGATATCGTTGATCATCCAGCGCCAGCCGCCCTCGTTGATCGCGAGGCCGCCGCCGAACGTCGGGAACCACCGACCCACGATGGTCTGGTGGGCGTTGTTGGGCGCGAGCGCCTTCGTGCTCTTGACCCACATGCTGACGGTGACAGGGTTGAAGCGCCGAATCGGGAACGTCGAGATCCCAAACAGGTTGAAGTTGGCCATCCACTCCTGGATCCCGTCGAACGTGAGCGACTTGTGGCTGGCGTAGACGGTGTTGGCCATCGCGCCTTTGATCGCTGGCGGCTGGACGGTCATACCCCGGTGCTCCAGGTCCCGACGTAGGCGGGCGCTACAGCATCGACGCAATGGAGGTACAGGTAGTTCTTCCCCAGGTTCGGGAGGTAGTCACCGTTCACCACGTCCACCGTGCCCGGCAGCGCGACCGTGAAGACGCCGTCCAGCTCGACGACGACAACCCGATCGAGCAACGGATTCGAGATCGTGAACACCGTGTTACCCGCCAGCGTCTTGAACCGGATCGAGTCGCCCGACATGTCGATGGCCGTGCCCGGCAGCGCCGAGCGCGTCGCGGCAATGATCTTCTCGGGCGTGGTCGCCACTACTTCTGCGCGCCTCGCAGTTGCCGACTTCGGTTGACCGCCACCTTCGCGCGCTCCGCGTTGTCTGCCGCCAGCAGCGCATCCTTGCGGGCGTCGTCGTCTTCGGCCGCGTCCGCTGCCTGCCGCGCTGCCGTCATGTCGGCTGCGATCACCTCGTTCTCTGCGAAGTCCTCCAGCCACAGCACGAGCGGATCCACGTCGGGATCGTCTTCGTGGCGAATGATGACCGTACCCTTGGGACCAGGGTCTTCGACCTTGACCTGCGGGAACTGGTTACCCAGCCGTCGGCGGTACTCATCGCGGAGTGCGGATGCCGAAGCGTCGGGGATCTCTAGCGTGACCTGCATCGTGTCTCCTGTCAGGGGCTCTGGGGCCAATCGGGCGCGTAGGCTTCCAGCGCCACAGCGTCCGCGATGACCGCAATGATTGTCTCGACCACACTAGGCAAGTCGCGCAACTCTTGTCGATAGGCTTTCCAGGCCGGCACCATGGCGGGCTCTACCTCATTGGCGCGGACCAGCTTCCCGTCGCTGTTCAGGAGCCGGCGGGCTCGTTCGGCTCGGAGTGCCGCGAGGATCACCGCGCGGCCTGCCGGTACATCCGTTTCGACCGCAGTCCCGGTCCAGCGCCAAGCGTTACGGAGCTTTCGGCTCTGGCCTGGCCGAGAACTCGGCAACTCGGCCACCGTGATCGTGGCGCGATGCCTCCACTTGAGGTCGATCGTCCCGCCCGTGCCCGGGATACCGTTCGTTGTCTCTATTCGGGCGATGTGAGCAGCGAGCGCCTCGGCGCTTCCCGCAATCCTAGCAATCGGCGTGTCAATGCTCACGCCGCCGTCGGGCCGCTCGAACACGATCCTGATGAGGCCGCTAGGCATCAGGCCAAGGCTCCAAGATAGGCTAGACAAGCATCTTCGGGGTCGAGCAACACACCGTTTTCGTTGACGACCACTCGGATCCGGTGCGACGACGACGTAGCCGCTACTGATACCTCTCCAGAGACACAAACGTTATTCACGGAGTCGCGGGCCATGCTCACGTAGCAGTAGTCCGCAGCCGCGAAGCTGTCGATGAAGTTGATCGTGTAGAGCCCCACACCATGGTCGGTGATGCTCGCAACGTTCTCGTCATCCTTGATCGCCACCACGCCCGAGCCAGTGAAGTTGACCCAGGCTTTCGGGATGAGCCGCGCGTAGTCAACCGTCGCCACTAGACCGGTCCCGCAATCTCGATGATGTCACCGTTCGGCAGTCGCGCCTTGAGCTTGTTGCTAGAGGTGTTGAACCAGAGGTAGCAGCCGCCCGAAGGGTTGCCGATGGGTTCTGTGGTCATGCCCCCGAGGAACATGATGCGGTCCCCGCTGTTCCAGCTCGGGAGGCCCGCGGCGAGTAGCGCGATGTTCTCGCTCGCCGCGTTGCCTTCCAGGTAGAGCATGTGGGTGAGCGTGTCGCCCGCGATCCGAGAGTCACGGTCAGCGCCGGCAGCGTTGACGAGAAGGCCACCATCCGCGTTGAGTATGGTGCCGTCCCAGGTCAGAGCAGAGACGCCCTCGATCGTGTTGGCATCCGTGAAGATCGCGACCTGATTGTTGACGGGCGTGCCGCTGGTGCCGACACCCGAAGGGATGGCTTGCCAACTGGGGGCAACGCCCGCGCCGTTGCTGGTCAGGGCGTACGTCGCGGTTCCCGCCGCCAGCTTCGAGAGCACGCCCGCAGCACTGGCGTACAGGATGTCCCCGATGGTGTAGCTGCCGATGTTCGTACCGCCTCGAGCTACGGCCATGGTGCCGCTGGTGATGTCGCTTGCAGCGTGGGAGTGGACTGTTGCCGCGGCACCCATAGAGGTTCGCGCAGTCGCACCGGACTCGTAAGCGAAGACGCCGATCCCCGTGGACACGATGAACAGGTCTGCCGAGCCTGGCGCACCCAACGCACTCAGGTCGTCGAGAGCAGCGCCCCATGCCTGCACATCGCTACCGATAGCTACTCCGAGGCTTGTCCGGGCCGTTGCTCCGCTCTCGTGGGCATACACGCCTGCGCCAGTACCTACGATGAACTCGTTATCAGCCACAACCGACAGTGCGGCCAGATCCTCCAGGACGACATCGAAAGCCTGCACCGTGCTCCCGATGTCGGAAGGCACCAGCACTGTTGCCCAGGACAGGACGCCGGCTCCGTTGTTCCGAAGGAACTGTGCGCCCGACGCTTGGGCGCTGGGCCATGTCACGGTGTAGGAGGTGACCGTTGTCGGCACCGCCATCGTGAGTAGGCCGGCGGTGGTGCCCTTGAAGAGAAGCCGCGTCGTGTGAATGTCGGCCACGGCAAGAATTGTGGTGCCAATATCGTAGGTGGCGGTGATGCCGGGCGAGAGATCACCGAGGCTGTCGATCGTCCACCGCACCAGTCCAGTCGTCGCGAAGCCGAGCAGGTTCGTGCCGACCCGGTACATGCCGGTGTCCTCGTCACCATCGAACGAGTAGGCGGGGAGGGAGACCGTGCCGGGCGTGGTCCGAATGGTGGAGTCGAAGACGTGGACGCCTGCGCCTCGACCGTACCGCGCGTTGGTCGCGTCGTGGTGGATGCTCCACCAGTTCGTTCCCGGCGTCGTGGCGCTCGCGAGGTAGAGGCGAGGATCGGGGCTGACCACGTAGGCGTGGTTGGTGTCCCGATTGGCGAATGCGGTGAAGACGAAGTTCCCAGACCCACTGGAAGAGTTGACGGTAGTGGCCCACACGATGCCGTCGTTCGTCTGAGCCGTGCTCCAGTCAAGCGCACTGTCGGCCCCACCGGTCCCCAGTTGGAAGATCACGTTGTCAAGGAACACCGTCGAAATCCCTATGTTCGTCGCGCCCGTTGTCAGGCTAGCCCAAGTCGAGCCGCCGCTGCGGTTGAGGCTGAGGGTCTGCCCAGTATCGGGTTGGAGGGCGCGCGTATAGACCGCCCGTACCGCCAACGTCGTGGAGCCGATGTCGTAGGTGTTGGTGGCGATCGGCAACAGATGGCCCTGACTGCTGCCGCGTACCGCCCAGCGCGCAATTCCCGTCGTATAGAAAACGATGCTGCCGCCCGTGCTGGGCGCGTAGAGCCCGAGATCCTGAACAACACCAGCGGCAACAAAATGCCCGTCGCTGCTCTGCTGGATATAGGGCTCGGCGCTCTCCGCGGTCGTGACCGTTTCGCCGAATATGACTCGCGCTCCAGCTACCGGGGTTCCATGCGCCTCGCCAACGAACAGGGTGCCTGTGGCAAGCGACTCTGCAGTACCTCCGACCTGCAACCCTACTGCGGCACGAACATTCGTCCCGTCGAATTGGAAGTTGGCCGCGCCGCTGATCGTGTTCGAACCCGTCCAGTAGGTGACGCGGTTTGCTGCTCCGCTCCCTGTCACTCCACCGAGACCGGCCAGCGTGGCCCACGAGAGCATGCCAGATCCGGCTGTATCGGCCAGCACTGTGTTTGCTGCACCCACCGCGGTCGGCCAGGTCGCCGTATAGCTGGTTACAACTGCCGGTGCCTTGAGGGTCAGTACCCCGCTACTCGTACCGACCAGCGCGAGGTTCTGGGTCTGCACGTTCGTCCACGGGTTCGTGGCGACGCCGAGGTTCTTCGTGCCTGCGGCTAGCGATTCAACATCGACGTTCGGCGTCCCTGCGTTGACGCGGACTCGGAGCGCGTGCGTGCCGATGGCGGGATCGTCGGCGTAGATGTTGAAGTCGTGATTTGCGGCCGAGATGTTGCCAGCGTCGAGCAGCACGCTCCACGTCGGGTTCGCCGTCTGGACGTTGCGGATCCGGTCCCAGGTAGTCTGTACCGCCATCTAGACCGCCAACCTCACTCCCTCAGTGACGTAGATCCGATCGCCCGAGATGGCGATGTCGCTGAGTACCACGCTGTAGTCCCAGCGGCTGCCGTTGGGCGTGAAGCTCGTGGGGACGATCGCGCCGCGCAGCACGCCGTTCGGGCCAGGGTTGCCAGCGCCGGCACCGATGTTGACGTTCGGCTGGAGGCCTGCCGGCGTCGGGGCAAGATTCGTGATCGCGACCGTGTCGAGCCCAGGCGTCGGCGTGATCTCACGGACCTTGGTGCAGCAGTAGGCCTGGAGGTTGTTGATCTGGATCGTGGTGAGCGTGTCGCTGTCTTCGGCCGCGCTCTCTGCTCCGAGTTGGGTGAACGCCTTCATGTGGAACTCGTTGTCCGGTGCTGACAGCGCGTTCGGCACCTGACCGATCGGCACTCGCAGTGCGCCCTGGTTCCAGCCCCAGGCCCGGCCGATGAAGACACCGCCCGCGAAGTTCGCGCCCTGGCGCACCTCGTAGTACGCCACGTCATTCCGTACCGAGGTCACCGGGGTCCACGAGAAGAGGATGTCGCAGCAGTCCACGAACGTATCGAAGTCCGCCACGTCCGGCGGTACCTGGCCCGACGCCCCGAACGAGACGCCCGTGACCTGAGGCGCGGCCTCGGCTTCGATGCCGGCGCCGTCCGCGTTCACCGGCACTACAGCGATCGTGTAGGTGCGGCCGCGGATCAGCTGCGGCGCCGGCACGAACTGATCGAAGCTCTTGCCTGGCTCCGTCTGGATCGAGCCGATCCGGATGAAGCAGTCGGCAGGGAAGTCGCTCTCGTCAGCCGCATAGACATCGAACCTCGAGGCGGTGCCCCACCAGTTCGAGGGCGTGAACGAGACAAGTACCCCGTGCATGATCGAGCCATCTGGGCTGAGCACGGTGTTCTGGACCGCGCCGAGCGCATCGGCGAACAGGTCGCTCGCGCTGGGCACAGCCACGCCCGTTACGTCATCGATCGCGCGCCGCGGCTCGGGCGGCACCTTGCGATTGTCCGGCGCGTACTGGGTGCGCTGGCTGACCGCCGCCCCCGGAATGGTGACGTTGTCGGGGCCGCCGTCCCGCTGCTTGAGCTCGCCCGTCTCGAACGGTACGCCGAGGCTCATCCGGGCTCACTCTCTGCGAGCGGCGCGTTCTCAATCCAATCGCCAGCGGAGAGCGAATCGAAGTTGAACATGGTCGGGTTGTGCTTGACGGCCCGGATCTTTCGCCGGTGGTCTTCGGTGAGCGTGATGCTCACTACTTTGTAGAGGTTCGGCAACGGCGAGTCGATAACCGCTAGCTGCTGGTGGAAGAGGTCGCCCGGAACCGGCGTATAGGCACCGAACGTGAGCCCGGTGAACCGATCAGTCTTGAGGTCCTGCTGCCCGCCAGGGATCGGAATGACGTGCGAAGCGTCGGTGTCGCTGCGCTGGATGATGAGCCTCTGACCCTCCGAACTCGGGAACGTGTGCCAGTCGTCGAAGATGAGTGTTGTGCCCTGGACATCCCGGATGCGACCGCTTGGCAGCGTGCGACCTGCACCCGTGTCTACTGCGTCGTGAAGCACTTCAAGCACGTCGCCCCACACTAGGGTCAGCGCGGTCGCATCGCACTCGAACTCGATCACCACGCGCTCGAGCCGGTTGCTGATCCAGTGGTACTTGGCGAGCCGTAGCGCCTGCGAGCGGCGCGTGATGCCGTAGGCCTCAAGCCCGGTTCGCACGATCTGGAGTCGGCTCGCCAGCTGGTCCGGATCCTCGAACTCGGCAAGAGCCTGCTCCCAGTTCTTCGCGGCATCTAGGAACTGGATCTCAACCCGGTTGCTCGTCTGCTCCCCCGTGATCTGCATGGTGAACTTCTCGAGGTTGCCCATGTGGAACCGCTGCGCGATGACGCCACCACGATCGTCGTCGGCCACGAGTTGGATCTTCCCTGAGGTCCACACCACGGCGAGCCGCGCCGTCCTGGCGATCGCGCTGACCGCATCCCAGACGTTCGTGACCCCGTCGAAGTAGTAGTCGATGATGCTGCGCCGCTCTGTCGCCTGTATCTCCCAGTCAATGCCGCTTTCGATGGTGAGCGTCACCGTCTGGAACGGTGCCGTTGCGGTGGTGAGCCGGAGGCTGTTGGCATCGATCACGGAGCCGACCCGATACGTGGCTTGGTTCAAGCCGCTCGTCAGCCGGATCACGTCATCGATCTTGACCGTCTCCGTGAAGTCCACCCCGACCTGGGTGGTGTCGAACTGGTCGGCGGCCGACACATCGCCATCACCGCTGCCGCTCTCGATCACGGCTCCGAAAGGTGCATCTGTCGTCTGGATGCCCAGGCCTCGCGGCACGAGCTCGTCGCAGAAGTCGCGAGAGTCCACGAATGTCTGTAGGTCGATGTCGTCGTTCTCGTCCAGCTGACCGCCCACGCCGAACCGCAGATTCCGCAGGATGTGCAGGATGACGAGCGCCGGGTTCTGGCCCTGGGTGTAGCCGGCGATGGTGGCCGACGTGTAGGTGGGCGTGCCGAACGTTCCCGGTGGCCCGACCGCTGTGATATTCGCGACCTGCACGCCCTCCCAGATCGAGGTCACGTTCGGCAGCACGCCACCGACCGCTGCGCTGGGGATCCCCTGGACACCGAGCACGGCGAGGCCTGGGTTGGTCCGGTCGAACTGCCGGAACTCGAGAAGCGGCTGGAGCGACAGGGCGAGGTTGTTGTGCGGCGTCACGGCCGCGCCGTCGTCGGCCACGAGCGTACTGTTGCCGACGTTCAGCGTGACCCGCACGTCGTACGGAGCGAGCGCCAGCAGCCCGCTCTTGAAGATGTTGCTGATGATGACGCCGGGTGAGGCGCCACCGATCACCCGGAACGGCCCGAGGGTCATCGTGCCGGTGCTGGTGAAGGCCCCGCCACCCTGCGGGGTCCGGTGCTCGACATCGAAGCTCAGCAGCGCCGTCCCGTTGACAGCCCGGTTGAACACGCTGGCCCCGCTGTTGATGGCGATGCTTGTGGCGAATGCGTCGATATCGCCAGTGACCGCCCCGCTCGTGTTGCCGGTCGGCTTCGTCTGCGAGAGCGGGTTCGTGACGCCGTTGCCGATGATGGCCCCGGTGCCGGACCAGAACGTTCCGTTCCCCCACCAGTACGCGCCGGCGTTCTGCCCACCCGTAACCAGGCTGTTGACCCCTGTGCCCAGCGGCGGGATGCCCGAGGTCAGGCCCGCCTGCATCACCAACGAGCCACCGATCGAGAAGAGGTTGCCGAAGCTGGTGCCGGCGTCGATGCCGGGTGCGCTCAAGATGTTGACGTTCGGGTACTTGCTGATCGGCTTGCCGTTGATTTCGGCGCTGCCCGACTCGTAGCCGTGGCAACGGCCCTCGGAGATCCCGATCTTCATGCCGATCGTGCCGCCCTGCGGCTCGCCCATGATGACCTGACCGCCGACCTTGTGACGGCCAACAAGCACCTGGATCGGGCCACCAGGGTTGACGACGTTGACGATGCCACCGAACCCGTAGGTCGGTGAGTCCTGCATCTGCTTGGCTCGAGACGCCGCGCGCCGCGCTGCATGGTGGCCCTGGATCTTCGCGCGTCGTGTCGCGTCGTAGATCTGCCACGCGCTGATGACGACGGTGATGGCCGTGATGATCAGCGTGCCCGGGTCGCCTGGAAGAATCTGACCACCGACGTGGTCGCCAGGTCCGAGTTGGACCGTGGCCCAGTCGGGCCGCAGCACGATCCCGCCGTTGTGGGAGATGGCGAGTCGATCAAGCGGGATACCGGGCTCGAAGCAGGCTACGGGCAGTGCGTCGGCCAGCGTCATCCCAGCACCGAACGGGATCGTGTCGATCTCGCGGCCCTGCTCGCCGCGGAGCGGATCGTGCACCAGGGTCCGACGGATCACTGCGCAACTCACGGTGCAAGCTCCTGGTCGAAGTCGAAGATCCCCAGCACCCGGCCATGCCGGCCCACGACCTTGTGCCAGCGTTCCTCCCACGCCCCCTTGCGGCCGAGGTGGGCAAGCGTGCTGTTCGGCAGCCAGATCCCGGCGTGCCCCCCAACCCAGTCGGAGCGAAGCTGGACACAGCAGAAGGGTTGCGGAGCCTCGAGCCGCACCAGTGCAACGGTCAGGTCGCCAGGAAGCCCGTCAGGGTCCGCATCGCAACCGAAGAGACCGTCCGCCCAGGGATCAGGCGTCCAGAGCCCCTGACGGCGTCTGAACTCCACCACGAAGCCCCAGCAGTCCAGACCGCCCGAGGGGAGTTGACCATCCACCATCCGGCCGCCCTCGACGTAGGGAAGGCGCAGCAGTTCAGCGACATCGGCCCTGTGGCTGGTAGCGACAGTCATGGGGTCCACCCCACCAGCTTGGCCCAGACGTGCCACCCGCAGCCCTTCTCGGGACAGATCAGGCTCGGGGTCAGCTTGCCGTCAGCGGCGATCTCGTGAGCCAGGTAGGCCGCGTGGCCCTTGTCGCAACTCACTATCGCGCTCCGCTTGCCGTCGAGCATGGCACCGCGCCACAGCGGACCTGGGTCCGTGAGCCACACGTCATCTGGTCGGGCTTGAGGGATGTCGATTGTCGTCATGGGAGCAACGGGTGAGGCCCGACCAGCAGGTTCGGCTTCCCACCGAAGTTCTGTTCGTTGTTCCTGCCCGCGCAGCCGCCTGCGCCCTCAAGGCTCTTGTCGCACGTCTCGCTCACATCGATCGCCCCGCAGCGCCCGTCCGTCGTCGGGTTGGTGCCGCCCTCATAGGGGAAGTGGCAGCGGTCCCGGTAGTAGCGATCGCCGGGAAACATCCAACTCAGGAACGGGAAGCTGCCGAGCGTGAACGTCGCTCCCTGCTCGTCCAGCGTCACATCGCGCACGACGCCGCTGATCTTGTCGTGGTGCCCAGCTATGGCTAGGTCGCGCAGACTCACGAGCAGGATGTCCGTGCGCTGCCCCTTGATCTCGCCGGCCGTCACGAAGTCAGCGATCTGCCGATCGACGTTGCTGACCGTGATCTTCTGCTCGGTCATGTCGCCGCGCTGCTCGGTCTGCGGCTGCATCTGGAACCAGAACTTGAGCCAGGTACGCACGCCACCACCGTCGTTGGGGTCGTAGCTCAGGTCCTCGTGATAGTCGGCCAGGAAGAGGTCGTTCGCTGGCGTCGTGTCACGTCGGATCCTATAGAGCCGCACCATCGGATTCCCTGAGTGGTGCTCGTTCTTCGCGGCGAGCAGCGCAGCCGAGAACGCCTTCGCCATGGGCTACGCCAGCAACTCAAGAATGATGATTTCGACGACCCAGATGCCCGCTGCTACGAGCCGAGGCCGTGGTGTGTCAGTGAAGTTTGCGAGTACGCGGCCCTGCATCCCGTTCGCGGTCGGGAGCGCCGCGCCCGCGATGAGGGACGTGATCGACTCGACTGAGCCTGGGTTGCTGTTCGTCGTCTGCTTCGTCTCAACAGCAGGATCGAGGCTCGCGTAGATGCCGAAGAGTGTCGCGTCAGCCGGCAACCGGGGCGGCATCGTGAAGTCGATCGCTGCCGTTCCGCCACCCGCTGCGATCACAAGTTGCTCGCGCGGCGCTGCCACCGTCTCGCCGTTGCCATTCTCGAATGTGTACCGGACGTTGTAGGTGCCGTCCGCGAGCGAGCCCCCGGTGCCTTGAGCGAGCAGACCCGTGGGGAAGAACGCTGGCCCCGGTGTGTAGAGATCGACGCATGGCAGGTCGTAGTTGAATCCGACCGCAGCGCCCAGGTGGTACTCGGCAAACGCGCGCAGATAGTCGGCTGTCGCCTGGTCCGCGTTCTCCCATCGCAGATTCCAGGCCCGCAACTTCCGATCGCGCCGCGGCCGCGTGATTCTGTGCCCACGCTCGGGCTGGTTCTCGATCGTTGAGAAGCGGTCTGTCACGTCCCATGCGAACGAGGGGTTGATCGGCGGATCGAAGAGCTCAACCGCCACTAGAGGCTCCCTCGGATCTTGGCGCGGAACTCCTGTGAGCGATCCATCGAATCGGAGAGCACCCTGCGAATGCTCTCTTGGCCCTGGGGACTCGTGAACACACGGCTCACGTCCCCGGAGTCGATCGCGTTGATCGTGAGCGAGACTTCGGTCGTGCCACGTCCGCCCTGGCCATCTCCACCCATGAACATCACTGGGACGGCGCCGTTCTTCATCGGGATTATGGCCTCATCGCCCTGTCCCTCACCGATCAGGGCCACGGTGGGCTGAGTCACCACGCCACCGCCCGCGAACGCTGCCACTGGCGTCAGGTCCCCAAGCCCACCCTCGAACACGCCACCGCCCGCAGCGCCGGCCACTGCCCGGGTCGTGGCGGCAGTGATCGCCAACTGGAGCAGCTGCTGAATCACGCTCTTCACGAGTTGCTTCAGCACGTCCTGGGCGATCTCACCCACATCCTTGATGCTCTGGATCTGCCCTTCGAACGCCTTGTCGATCACCTGGCTGGTGAAGTCGAGCACTGAGCTCGTGAAATTCTTGGTGATGGCGAGCAGGGTGGTCTGCCCGTCCTGCCAGAAGCCGATGATGCTGGCGACGGTCGCCTTCTCTGCGGCCACCATCTTCTTGTTGCGATCGTCGTTGGCTTTGTCGAACTCCTTGATCTTGGCCTGGACCGCGTTGAACGTCTCGATCAGGTTCACGAGGTCGGTGTCCGACAGGTCCGAGACACCGGCACCAATGTCCTCGAAGGCCTTTGCGAGCACGGCGCCTAGGTCTTCACTCGAACCCCGCAGCAGATCCTGCACTGCTTGGAACTGCTCGGCTGCTGCACTGCCTGTGCCCATTGCATCGGCCACGGCCTTCAGTGCATCGATGTCTTCCAGAAGGGTCTCAGCGAATGCGACGTCGGCCTTCCGGAGCAGACTCACGCCGGCTGCGGCCTTCTGGGCCTCTGTCGCCACCACCTTGAGTGCTGCGGCTTGCTTCGCGGCTGCCACCGCCGCCGCCGCCTCGGCAGCGGCATTCTTCTTCATCCGTTCCTCGACGTCCTTCAGCGTCTTCTCGATGAACTTGAAGGCCTTATCGAGGTCTCCGACCTTGAGACCCGTACCTTCGAGCTCGCCCTGCTCTTTGCGAAGTGCCGTGATAGTTCTTCTGGTCTCATCGATGAGTTTTTCTTGTGCGATTTTCTGATTGAGCAACGACAACGCGAGTTTGTCGGTGGATCCAACTCCTTCCTCGAAAACGATGTTGAGACGTGCTGCTTCTCTATTCGTGCTCCTGAGTGAGCCTTTCAGATTCAGCAGGTCTCCGCGGAGCTTTGCGAGTTTGACGGCGACTGCGGCGCGCTCGAGGATGTTCAGCGTCTTGATCAGTACGCGAAAGCCGTCCACTGCCGCCGCGATCGCGAACGCCACAGCCTTCAGGGCGCCGACTGCGATGTCTGAGAACGTCTTGGCGGCACCTTCACTGTCCTTGAACGACTTCACCGCCTCGTCCAGATCCTCGGTCAGGACCTCGAACGTGGTCTTCAGGAACTCGCTCAACCCGGACTCGAGGATCGCCGCGAAGAAGGATCCGGCCGATTCCTTGAGGTCCCCGAAGGCGTTGGCCATCTGCTTGGCGCCACCGAACGCGGTCTTCGCCAGCGCCTTGTTCATGCCGCCAACCTGATCCTCGATCTCGGTCAGGATCAGCTGGAAGTCTTTCGTCTCCTTCGCCGTATCCGAGAGCGTGATGCCGACCCGGCTGAGCTCGCCCACCATGCCCAGCGACGCCTTGCCGAGCAGGTTGGCGGCCCGCACGATGTCGCCGCCCATCTTGGCCGAGATGTCGGCCATGATGATGGAGGTGCGCGGCAACAGTTCATCTGTGATGGCCCCGTAGGTCGTGAGGAACGACTGGCCCGCGATGATCGCCTCGTCCCCGATGATCCCCTCGCGCTGGATCTGGGTGGCGAGTTCCTGCAGCTGACCACTCAGGCCCTCGGTGGTCCGGCCCATCGACTTGATCGACTGGTCGAGCGACGCGACGGCCTTCTCCTGCGCGAAGAAGGCGCTGGTGAGACCACCAACCACCTTGCCGGCGACCAGGCCGACGATGATATTGCGCAGATTCACGAACCGCTTGGAGATGCCCTTGATGGCCTTCCCGATGCGGCCCGACTCCCCGACCAGGAACTTCCCCACCCGGGAGAACTGCTTGGTGATCCCGTCCTTCAGGCGAATGAAGATGCTGAGGTCGCGTTGGTCAGCCACCGATCACCTCCGGCGGCTCCGGCGCTTCGGGGCCTTCGGTCCCGTGCTGGGCCTCACGGGCGAGATCGCTCGACGCTTTTCCCCGGGCTTCTGGCTCGACGCCTGCTGCCGCTCCATCTCCTCGGCTTGGAGCTTCGCGATCTCCTCGCTGATCGTCTGCATGATGTCCACGAGGACCGCCGGTTCCTTCGCCACCGTTGCTGCTACCAGGGGACGCCCCTCCCGCCACAGCCGGTACAGGCTCAGATACGGCCACCACTCCGGATCGACCAGCAGGGCGGGGCACCGGTACATCGGCTTGGTGTCCCAGTACGCCACCGCTGCTGCGGCGGGGCGCTGACAGCCGTTCATCTCTTCCCAGTGCCACGGGCGCTCCTGCTTCAGTGTCGGGTGCGCGGCTTCAAGCCGCCGTTGTCGGTCACAGGCGCACGGCCATCGCCCCGACGCGACAGCCGTGGCCAATCTCAGTTTCCCGATTCCTCCTCCGTGAGCCTGCTGCGCACGAGGATCTCTAGGCCGAGTTCGATCGCGATGTCATTGTCGATCTTCCGCACTGACGCATCGCCAGAACCGGGGAACGGCAGATCCTCCTCACCCACCATCTTGCGAGTAGCCGGATCGACCACGGGCTGCTTGAGGTTGTGCCAGCCCTTCAGGCCGTAGCGACAGGCCTCCCGCATGCACTGCGTTACCGCCAAGTGCTCGCTCTTCTTCAGGTCGAACGATCCGTCGGGCTTGAACACGCATTCGCGCCGCATGCGTTGGAACAGCACGTTGCGCTCCTCTGTCTCGAGCCCGCGGATCATCCACTTGACCTGCTCCGATTCCGGATCCTCTCGGTTGTTGCGGAGCACGTAGGGTGTCACGTGCAGTTCCGCTAGTGCCTTCGGTCGTCCCATTGTGTGTCCCTCCCGGTGACACGCGAGCGTGTCGGTTAGGTCAGCGTCAGATTGACGCTGTCGTCTCCATCGTCCGTGTTCGCCAGTGCTTCCAGCACCAGCTGCTTGATCTGCATCAGGTTCCGGTCGCCCGGAGTGCTGTCCACGATCTGCGCGTTGGGCGCGTTGAACGTCCAGACATTGCCGGCGGTCCCGCCGATGGTGATCAGGAGCGCCCCCAGCGTTGCGGTGCGCATCTGCTCGACCCAGTCCACGGTGGCGACCAGTTCCTCCTCGGGGTCCACCTCGATCACCGGCAGCCGATCCGCGATGTAGGCGTGGAGGAAGCCGGTGGCTGCGCAGATGTCCTCGCGCAGCTGGACATCGTTGCCGAGGTCCAGAGAGAAGTTGGTGAGGCGGAACGTGAAGCCGGCCCACGTGCAGGTCATACCGACCGGGTTCGGCGGGCTCACGGTGCCGTAGCTGATGCCGGTCAGGAGCGGCACGTCGGAGGCTGCGTTATAGAGGCCGATGTAGGTGAACTCCATCACCGGGACCTCGTTCTGCGCGATCACGAACTTCACGTTGCCCATGCAGCCGTGCGTGCGCTTGCGCAGCTTGTCCTGGTAGACATCGATCGTGGCGCTCTGATTGACCGCGTCGTCCGATTCCGGGTCGTACAGGACATCAACGCCAATGTTGACCGTCTCGGTGAGCCCGCATGCCTGCAGCAACTTGGTGATCTCGGTGACCGTGCCGGCAACTCCGGAGCCCTTCATGGGCACCCGGAACGTGACCGTGCGCATCTGGTTCCCTGAGATCCCGGGCCGCTTGTCGAAGCTGGCCTCCACCGAGTTCCGACGTGCGATGGGGATGTCCTCGTCCACCTCGGGATCGAAGACCTCGATCCCGGCGTCAGCAGCGTCGGGGGTTTCAGCCGTACCTTTCACGGCCTCGAGTTCCACCGCAATCATTCCACGTTCCTTGAGGATGACGGCCATTACTGCCTCCCGACGTTTGCGTCTGTGTCACTGTGCAAGTAGAGAACACTCGTCCCCAACTTCACCGCAACCACGTTGCCTCCGGATCCGAACTCCACCAGTTGGTTGTTCTTGAGGTGCCACCAGTTGACACCGTTGACCTGCTTGACCGTGCCCGTGTCGGGCACCCCCTGGGTCATCACCACGTTCTTGGCGGCGGCCAGTGCGCGCCGCATGGTCTTCGCCCGTGATTCGTCGCGGTTGCCAGCATCCAGGATCACGAAGACGAGGACATCGAGCTCGTTCAGGTAGTGCATCATCGGAGCGTTGTTGCTGCCCGTGAAGTCGTCCTCGCTGGGATCCAGCACCACGATCAGCGGCAGGTTGCTCTCGAGTTCCGCGCCCTTCCACTCTTCCGTGACTCGCTGCACACGCTGTCGCGGCACGCCGCCTAGGTCCAGCTTTTCGAAAGCCGCCACGATGGCCGTCATGATGTTCTGGCGGACGCTCGGCATCAGCGAGTCGCATTCAGGCCTCGATCGACGGCCTTGAAGATGTCTGCTTGGTACTCGGGCTTCAGCCGCGCCCAGTCTTCGCGGAAGTGAAGCCGCGCAGGGATCCTGACCTGGAGCACGAGCGCGAACATCAGCTGATCCGCATCGAACACCAGGAAGCCAGGTCCGGTCGTGAACAGCCACGGCACGAACTCCGGATCCGCGAGATCTCGTGGACTCTGGATACGCGCGACCCCGGAGCCGGTCAGGTTCTCTGCGATCGGGATCGCCAAGTACGTGCCTCTCTTCGGCTCGATGGGCATGTCCACGAGTCCTTCGTGGACGGCCGCGTACCGCTCAGCGCCTCCGGTCCATGCTGTGGCCGGCGGACCGAACCCCACGACAACGATGCCGTCGAGCCCCCGCGCCAGTGCCCGGGTGCCGAAGCTGTTCCGCAGCTGGCCCGTGCGCTTGCCTACGGCCCTGGCACTCGGTCCGCCGCGCAGCCGGTTCTTGACGATGTGCCGCTCGAACTTGCGGCCGATGTCCACCAGGACTCGATCCAGTTCCTTCTCGACCTTCTTGGGGCCTTCGTCGAAGAGCTTGCGCACCAGGCGCGCGATGGGGATGTCGAACGTCAGGAGGTCAGGCAACGTTCCGCCTCGCGTGGCGCTTCAGAATCTTGAATGCCTGCGGCACCCAATCCAGCGCCGGCTGGCGCGTGGATCCGCCCTGCCCGCTTATCGCAAAGTCGCCCGGCGTCGAATCGCGCCGCTTCCACATTGCATGGATCTGGAGCAGCACGGCCTGCTCGATGTCGTCGTACTCGTCATCCGCGCGCAGCGCCTCGATGTCGGTTGCGATCCCACCCATGTAGGTGACGCGCAGCGACTGCGGTGCGAGATCCGTGTGCGAGCCGTGGCCCCCGTGGATGTGCCCGAAGTGGGTATTGAGGTCGAGCCGCAGATACACGAGCCCCTTGCGGGGATCGAATGTGTAGAGGTTGGTATCGAGCGTCGTGGGCGTGATGAAGCTGCTGAGCGGATCCCACTCGATCGACGCGATGCTGACGATCGGCCAGCCACGGACGGGGAACACCCGTTGACCGCGCCGCACGTTCACGGTCTCTACCCGGGCTTCCTGCCGGATACCAGTCGGCCGCTTCATGATCTTCGCGGCCTCGGCGCTAACGGTCCTCAACCAGAGCGTGAGAACGCCATCGTCGCTCTCCCCCTCGGCTTTCAGAGCGGTCTTCACCGCATTCAGGTCACTGAGGAGGAAGGTTGCCAATTAGTCGCCGCCTCCACCGTCATTGCCTGGACGGTTCCGCATCACCTCGTCTGGATCCAGACCACGTGCGATCGCTGCGGCGCGCAACTTCGAGTCGCGTCGCGTGGCGTTGCGCTCACTCTGGCGCGCTTTCCACTGGGCTTCGACCGTGTGCGCCTCTTCGAGCATGTGCTTGATCTTGAACGCCTCTTCCAGTGACCGGGTGATGAAGTCCGGTCCCGAGACGAGAACGTCGCCCTCCTTGATGCTGTAGCCCTCCCGCAGTTGGTACTGGTTGCGGGCCGGCTTCTTCTCGAGCTTCTCGCGTGTCATGGTTGTTCCTCCCGGAAAGGTCGGGAGGGCAGGGGCCGGTACGTCCGACCCCCACCACTCCCTATGTCCCGGGAGGGACTTTACTTCGCTCTAGCCCTATGGCCTAGGGATCGTTCGGCAGAACCTGCGCACCAGCGATCAGGACGACCGCGACCTCGTAGGACGGACTCGTGCCGGCCACGTTCTCGTAGCTGACCCGGATGAAGTCCTCGGCCGCGTCCAGATCCACGTCCACGATCTCCTCCACCGTCGCGACATCCGAGGTGATGATCCCCGTGGTCGCGCCAGCGATGTCCTCGTAGGCGTCTGCCGCTGCGTCGTCCGTGGACTCCTGCAACTGCGCCTCGATCGTGTTGTCCGCGTTCGCGGGCACGCCGATCGTGACTAGCACCAGGCCGAGCCCGATCAGATCCGTGACATCCACACCCGAGCCCTGGGCATCCGCGGTGACGGTGTCCTGATCCAACACGACTCGCCGGGTGCCGCCCGCGACCTGCGGCTTGCTTCCGGTGAACATGCTTCACTCCTTCTTTCGTTACTCGTTGACTGGTTTCGCCACTGTGCCCGGTGGGTGAAGGGCGGGGGCGCCGGGCACGCCCCCGCCCTGGATCAGTCGCTAGTTGGCCTCGACGTCGGTGATGACCGAGAAGCTGCCCGGGTGCCGGACCACGTAGTCCAGCCGCTGGATGAGCAGGAACACGGTCAGGTCCTGGTGGAAGGCGCTCCGGCCCGTGGTCGGGTGGGTCGCCTCGCGCGACGTGCGGAGCTCCAGGTTGCCCCAGCGGACCTGGATGAAGTCGCTCCAGTCACCGAAGTAGATCTCGGAGAGGATCTGGCCCGACGTGCTCTTCTCGAGGTTGGTCGGGATCTGGTTGCTCTTGAGGGCCATGTGCCCGAGCAGACCGGCCTCCATCTTCGGGATCTCCTGGATGCCAGGAGCGAAGAAGACGGACGGGAAGACGTGCTTGCTGTCCTCGGTGATCTGCAGGGTGTTGTACCAGACGTTGGAGTGCATGATGTAGGCCGGTCGCCGCATCATGCTGTTGGCCCCGGCGACATCCTTCTGGAGGTCCAGCAGGAGGTCGATCGTGATCGGGCCACCCGTCGCACCGATCACCACCGAGCCGATGCCCGGTGTGTTCACGATGCCGCGGGGCTGATTGCTCGCACCAGTGCCGCGCAGACCGAGGATGTCGGCACGCAACGCGCCGTCCTCGATGAAGTCCTGGCGCAGCGCGTCCTCGAGCCCCACACCGTTCATGCGCAGGAGGTCGTTGGGCACCTCCACCACGCCTGCGATCCGCTTCACGTTGGCCACGAGCAGTTCGACCTGCGGCGTCGAGACGGCGGGCACTCCGGCCTCACCGATCTCGCCGATGGTCATTCCGCTCTCGAGCCGCGGCAGATGCACGGCGCCGAAGCCGGCGTCCACCGTGAAGGTGCGCATGCCGGCCTTGACCAGGACCTGCTCGGCCTTCAGACGCTCGATCAGTTCCGGAGCGAACTCCGGCGGCACCGTATAGGCGCCGTCGGGGCCGATCTCGGTGGACATGATCTTCTCACGTGCGTCTGCCGGGCAATCGAGCGTGTTCTCCTTGCCGTTCGTGATCTTCGCCGCATGCTTCAGCATGTCGTGCAGGGAGAAGGCGTACTTGTGCTTGCTGCCCTCTCCGCCGTGGATGCCCGGGGCACCCTGCGACGCACGCTGCTCGTTGATCGCTGCGATCTGAGCTTCGTGTGCCTCGTTGGCTGTCTTCAGTTCCTCCACCGAGGTCTTGATCGCCGTCACCTCTCCGCCGAGATCCCCCACGGACTTCTCGACGTTGTCCACACCCTCCTGGATCGTCTCCAGGGTTGCCGTGTCCGGCATGGCTTCCTCCTTGCTTCCGCGCTAGCTGCGCCCGTTGTGCGCCGCCTTGGCGGCAGCATTGATCCTGTCGAGACCGCGTCGGATCTCGTCTGCCTTGTCATCCGCCGCGGCGCCCGTCGCGTCGCTGTCACGTTGACTCGGCTCTGTGCTTGTGGGATGGCCCTTGGCGGCGGACTCGGCCCTCACGACCAAGCCCTCCATCTGGGCCAGTACGAACTCGTTGCGCTCGGTCGCGTCCTGCATCAGGCGGGACGACTGCTCGACCCGGTCCACGTCTTCCGACGTGATGCCGCAGTGTGTGCAGGGCTCCCCGGTCGGCTCTTCGGCCGGCTTCTCGACCTCGGCACCACGCTCCGGGAGGTCGTCGTAGATCGGGTCCTGCGCGGCGCTCGCAGCCTTCGCGGCCTTCGCGGCATCGTCGATCACTTCCAGTGTGTCGACCTCGGGATCTAGCTGGATGTTCACGTTGCCGGTGTCGGCGTTGGCGATGATGGCGGCCCGCGACTCCTCGATCGCCTCACCGATCTCGATCCTCAGGCTGCGCACCGCACCCTGCAGTGCGCGCAGGTTGTTCCGCACGACCTGGGGATCCCAGTCGCGCTCGGACAGGTCGCCGCTGAGGTGCTTCAGGCACCACTTGGCGAGCTTGGAGCCGGCACCGTTCTCGTCCGCCGCCTTCGCCAAGCTCTCGCGGTTGGAGGGCACGACCACCGCACTCGTCTCCAGGTGGTCGATCTCGATGTACTCCAGCCGACTCTCGGGATCCTCGCGCCGCCACTCGACCGGGATGAAGCCGATCGAGAAGGTGTTCATGAACTTCTGGCGGTACAGGGCCTCGTAGAGCGGACCCAGCTGCAGCGTGCCGGCGGGATAGAGCTCGGCCGGGATGAACCGGATCAACTGCTCCAGCCCCACCTTGGGGATGATCGTTTCCTTCTCGGAGCGCGCGATGACGGGCGACTCACCGGACAGCAGCCAGTGCTCGTGCGCCGCCAAGATCACCGGGTTGGTGCGATAGACCTTCATGTTGGGCTTGAAGGCCTCGGCCCGCACGATCTCGCCGTGACGATCGACGTTCTCGGTGCTCGCCATGATGTTGAGCGTCCCGTCCTCGTTGAAGCCACGCGCCACCGAGAACCAGCTGCGGCGTTCCTTCTTGCACGGCTCGATCTGTGTGGGCATACCTACTCCTCGATCTCCGCCAGGTAGGCAGTGATTCGGTTCGTCTGCTGGTCCATCCCGGCGCGGAACGCTGCCAGGAACTCCTCGCGCGTCATCGCGCGGGCGCTGTTCTCGGGGTTCTCGCTGCGCGGCGTGAACACGGTGCCGCACCGGCAGTTGACGGTCTCGCCAGACGGCCCACCGGGATCCAGCGGGAACATGATGGGCGTGAAGGTCTCGAACGCTTGGCCGATCTTCACCGGCTCGATCTCGCTCTGGAACTCAGCGTTGATGTGGGAGTCGCGGACCTGCTCGTCCAGCGCCGTCACCCACTCCCAGCGATCGCCATCCGCCTGGCCCATCTGGAACCGCATCGTGTTGGCGAGCGTGCCGGCCTCGGTGCGTGCGATCCGGAGGCTGCGTGCCGGCGAGGTCCAGGTGCCCAGCATCGTATCGACGCGCGACCGGAGCTCAGCGATCGTCTCGCCAGCGTTGATGCCGGCCTGGAGCGACCGCGCCAAGCTGGTCTGCAGCCGCTTGTTGATGTCGTCGAGCAGCGAGACTCGAGCCTCCAGGAACCGCTGCACCGCGGGCTCGAGCAGATCCACGCTGCTCTGCGGCCCCAGTTGGCCCTCGGTGAAGGTCTCGGACAGCCCGAGCGAGGCCTGCATGATCGGCCGCATCACGCGCTTGAGCTTCGGCGTCCACTCGGCGCGGTCGAACAGGATGTCGTCCGGACTGGTGATCTGCCGGGTGCTGCCGGAGATCTCCTTGCTTTCGCGCGCCGCCTTGTTGAACAGCCGCTGCTGCTCGGCCGTCAGCGCCGCGAAGTACGGCATGAGGCGCCGCATCATCTGGCGCTCGCTCGGGCGGATGACGGCCTGGATCCACGCCCGCCATTGCTGCCGCTTGACCCGGGCGCTCTGGCGCTCAGCCTTGGTCGGCAGCGCCGCGATCTTCTTGGCCATCGCCCGCTCGAACACGCGGTCCTTCGCGTCTTCTTCTGCGAACTCGGCCTCGATGATGTTGTCGTACCGGAAGACCGGTGCCGGCACCGTCTCCTCTTCCGGCTCGTCTTCGGGCTCATCCTCGGGTTCGTCGGTAGGAGGCTCCGGGGCCGGCGGCTCGATCTCGCCCAGCAGATCCCCGACCGGTACCAAGTTGATCGGCTTGAAGACGACGGTGTCGGCCGGCTGGCGCGGGATGTCCATGTCCAGCCACTCACCCGCGTCCTTCAGCGTCATCCCGGCCTTGATCAGGTTGTTCAGGCTCTCGATCTTGGCCTCACGGACCTGCTGCATGGCCGGCACGTTCGTCTCATCGAAGAACCCCGTGATCCGGCCGCCGCGGATCCACCGGAACAGCTGCGCGTCCAGCGTCCGCTCCTTGGAGCGGAACATCGGGATCAGGTTCTCCTCCCACAGCGTCTGCTTGGCAGCGACTGCCGTGGCAAAGTTCATGGTGTCCGTGATCCCCAGTGCCCATTTGGGCCACCCGTAGATCGCGCACACCACTTCCCGAGCCCACTCGCGGAGCTTCAGGAACTCCATGTCGCGGTTCGTCAGCTTGCTCTCGATGAACTCCGCGCCATCGTCGAGCACGCCGATCCGGTGCGACTTGCCAGCGCCCTTGTGGCTGTCCTCGTGGCGGATCCGGACGGCCTCGAACTCGTCCTCGTCCAGCGATTCCTTGTATTTGATCCAGCCGCTGGGCTGCGCGCCGTTCTCGAAGAACTTCTCGGTGTAGACCTCCGAGAGCTTGTCAGCGACCAGGGTGATGTGCGCTGATGCCAGCGGGGGCGTGCCCCGCAGCGGGTTGTCGGGGTTCGGCAGATGGAAGTGGATGATCTGCTCGACCGGGATCCGCACGCGCTGCCCATCGGGCTTCGTCAGGATCCACTCGATCGGAAACTTGTCATCCCCGAGGCGCCCAGGCTCCCAGCGCCGGCCGCCGGCCCACGGCCAGATCCTGGTCGGGTCCTGGGCGATGGTCTTGCGCTCGAGGATCCAGAAGGCCTCTCCCAGCAGGTCGATCCACGTGTTGGTGAGCGACCACATCTGCTCGCCCGTCATGACCCGGTTGGGCCGCTCGAACAGCTGGACGAGCGGATCGGTGGGCGGGAGTTCCTTGGTGGTGCCGTTCTGGCCGCGATTCGCGATCACGAACGGGACCTGCGCCATCTGGCGCGCACGGCTCGCGAGTACCGCGAACACCCACGGGTGCTCGTTGAACGGGCTGCGCATCCCGCCCGGGGCGCTGAGCGTTTCGACCCCGAACCGCTGGAAGAACGTGGGGTCGAGATTGAACTGCTTCTGGAGGAACTGCAGCCCCGCCTTGTCTTGGCGCAGCTGCCTGACCGAGACGAAGCCGGCCTTGCCGGCGAGCGCATCCGTCATCCGGCGCGAGAAGTTACGCAGCCACCCGAGCATTCCTGCGTAGTCTGAGTGCTACACAGGAAGCCGGGGAGAACGTGTCGGTGAGCGTGTCCCGGTTTGGCCCGGTTTGGCCCGGATTCAGGAGGCCTGTTTGCGCCGTTTCTGCTTCCGACGAAGGCGCCGCAGTTCACTCGTACCGAACCGCCGGTGACCACCAGGCGTGTAGGTCACGTCCTTCAGGATCTCGTCCTTCACCATCCGGCTGATGGTGCGGGTGCTGACGCCGAGGAAATGGGCAGCCTCACTGACCGGGACGCGCTCCCAGTTGAGAGGCCGCGCCCGCGGCATCACGCGCCCTCGGAACCGAGCCCGGACGTGGAGACAGCTTCCCCGCGCGACGACGACGTCGGCGCGTTTGTTTGCGCGGAGTGTTTGTCGGCGCGCGTCGCGGAGGCATCTGCTCTTAGTTCGTTGCTCGGTTCGGAAGGCGCGATCGCCGGCTGCTTGCAGAGGTAGTCGTACTTCTCGATGTCGATGCATTCCCAGATGCACTTGCCCTCGGGTTCGTAGCCGGCCGCGATCGCATCCTTGCGGGCCTTCTGCTCGACGGCCAGCCGTGCCGCCTCGGGACACTTCTCGAGCGGCTTCGCGAGCCGCACGTTGAGCGCGTAGAAGACGCGCCGGCTCACCGCTTCTTGCTCTCCAGCATCTTCTCCAAAGCCGGTGCGCAGTCGGGGCAGACCAACCACTTGCCTTTGGACTCATACTTCTCGTTGTCCATCATGGAGTTCCAACGGAAGCCGACCCAGCCCGTCAGATCTGCTGAGATACAAAGTTCTATCGAAATCGGGTTGTTACTCAACACTTCGCCGCCATCGAATGCACTACGTCCCCAATGGATGTCGCCGACGACTTCTGGCTTGCGCCCGCAGCTGTCACACGTGACCACCTTGAGCCCGCTGACCTTCTCGCTGATCTCGCTCGCGATCTCGTCCAGTTTACGCATGTTTCCTCGCCTTCTTTTTCGCAGCCTTCTTGGCGACCTTGCTCTCGGGGCTGCGCCAGTCGGCCCGCTTCTTCCAGCCGGTCGGCAGCGTCAGGTACTGGCCGTCCTCGCGCGACTCCGTCTTCCAGCCCTTGGGCAGCTTGTGATGGAAGCGGCTGGTGAGGAACTGGCCGCGCTTGTGCAGCCTGATCGCGCCGTTGACCAGCGTGCCGACGCTGCGCCACTCACCGATCACCTTCCACTCGACGTTCTGCATGGCTGCTCCGATCGAACAGCGGGAGGAAGCGGCCCCCGCTCACATCGTCAATCCGATGCCGTTCCACCGGGGCGCCTATCGCGCCTGAATTGGGTTCCTGCTATCGCCCGCGCTTGGCCTTCTTCTTGGTGGGCTTCTTCGCGGCCTTCTTGGCCGGCTTGCGCTTCGCCGGCTTCTTCGCCGCCTTCCGCTTCGGCTTCTTCGCCGCCTTCTTGCCGATCGCCGCGTCCGCATCCGCGTACGCCGCATCGCGCGTCGGGCCGTCCATCCGGTTCGGATCGTCCTTCGGCCAGCCGCAGCAGCCGTCGCACGGCTCGGTCGCCCAGGCCGTGTCGTCACGCGCCATCAGCACGTGGGTCGGCACCAGGACATCCTGCCCGTCCCTCTCGTGGTGGATCTGCTTCAGCAGACCCTGGAACAGGTTGGCCTCTGTGCCCGTGGGGGTCAGCCGCGTCAGCTGGCCCGCGTTCTTGCATGTCGCGACCGTCGGCCACACCATGCGCCGCCGGACCTTCGGCCGCGCCTTGCCGTCCTTCGACTGCTCGCGCGTCTCGCCGTAGTCCTTCGTGACTTCCTTGCGAACCGCCAAGTAGCTGACCGCTGCGTCCTTCTTCGCCATCGTCCCCTCCTACATGTTCAGGTAGCGTGGCGGTCGCTGCACGGGCTGTTGCCGTGCTTGCAAAGCGATCGCTACAGCGATGATCGAGTCGTCATGTTTGCCCGAGGGCGCCGCGTACTGCCCTGAGGTCTGCTCCTCGAACGTGGTTATCTCAGCAAACACCAACGGATCCCGCAACACCAACCAGCCCTCTTTCCGGGAATCGGCATCGCCCTCGAGCGCATCCTTGAAGTGGGCCAGCATCAGCGGCCGGGTCTGGGTATTGGTGATCCAGCCTGGCAGCGGATCCCGGTCCTTCGTCTTCGGGCTCCGACGGTAGTACAGCTTCCGGTAGGCCTTCACCTTCCGGCCGACGTGCATCTGCCCCTTCCGGAGCACCCGCAGGCACTCGTGGCCACCTCCAGCCCGCTCCACGGCGACCAGGGCATTGTTGTACCGCCGGCCTAGTCGGGCCAGGACGGCTGCGAACACGGGGGGCGTCATCCTGCGGTGGTACCTAGCGACCTGGGCTCCGTCGTCGGCCCGGTGGACGCTCGCATAGCTGTAGTCGCCAGCCAGCGTGCCCTCCGACGGGTCGGCCCCGATCACGTACTTCACCCCCTCCTCGGGGTACTCCCAGATCTTCCCGGAAGGTCCGTCCCACATCTTGACTGGCTTGGGGAGGTCCGTCGCCATCCCCAGGATGACCTCCTGGTCGAAGTAGTGGCGACCCGAAACGGTGAAGGCCTCCAGATCCGTACATGGATATTCCTGTTTGACGAGCTTCCCCAGCAGCCGCTTCTTGCGCCGGTACCACTGGACCTGCTCGACCGACAGCTTGTTGGGCTCGGCCCAGACCTTCTCCTCGGACGTGAGCTTGAAGGTGCGGCGCTCCTCCTCCGTCAGTGGCGCGACGTTGCGATCGTCCCACCACCACGGAGCGAAGATGCAGTGCCACTCGCCCTGCCCGTCCCGGTTCGCCATCCAAGTGTCGTAGAACCAGCCCTTGGCGCCGTTGGCCGTCGTCTCGGCTACGACTTGGCCGGCGCGGGTCGCCTCGAGTAGCCCGTTGATCAGCACCTCAGCATTCGGCGGATAGAACGCGGCCTCTGTCAGGTGGACCATCTGGAGGCCACTGCCGCGCTTCACGCCCGTTCCGCCGGCAGTCCCGATGCCGATCCGGCTGCCCATCTTGTCGTAGTAGATCTCTCGCCGGCTGCTGGTCGGCCGGTGATGCCGGAGAGCGTCCGGCAGGTTGTCGTGCATGATCTGGGCGGTGTTGAAGATGTCGGTGGCGTCCGGGTCGCGCTGCGCCAACATCACCGCCTGCATGTGCTGGCGCTTCCAGATCATGTGAAGCTGCCGGGCGAGGAAGAGGGTCGTGACCCCGAGGCGCCGACCCTTCAGGATCAGCACGCGCGGCTTGCCCTCGCACTCCTTCAGGATCCGCCGCTGGGCGGGATTCTGCTTGAACCGGATCAGCCTCCCGCCCTCCTCGGGCCGGATCTTGATCCACTTGCAGAAGCCGTCGAAGGTCCGTGCGTCCTGCAGGACCGAGGGCCAGCGAGGGTCTAGCTTGGTGAGCTCGTCAAGGTTTCGGCCCACACCCATCCTTTGCCGCGGCACTTGGGGCACCGCACGAAGTCACGGCTGCCGTCGTGGTGGAGCAGTTGGGCGGTCTTGTGACCGACGCACAGTGGGCACCGCTTCTTGGGGCGGTTCATGTCGGCCTTGGACTGCCGGCGCCGACGCTTCGGGAGTTGCCGCGTGCGATCGCGGCCGTACTCGTTCATGCACTCGCGGCAGTAGCCCTGGAGTCCATCGCCAGCTGCCGCGCGCCTGGCGAACGCCGCGATAGGCAGTTCGCGCCCGCATGGACCGCCACATGTCTTCGTGAGGTATTCAGCCATAAAGAACAAGGCCCCTACCGGAGCAGGAGCCCTGTTGCACCTTGGATGTTCTCTTGGCCTTGCCTACTTCTTGGTGGCCTTCTTCTTCGCAGCTTGACGACGCATGCCCATACGACTCCTCCACGGGGCCTATTCCCCGTTGGAGGTGGATTCTACCGCAGCCTCCACGAGATGCCCGTGGTTCTTGACCATGCGCGCTGCTTCGGCTTCATCGTCGAACTCGTACTGCATAGCGAACGCCTCTGCGTTCCCTTCCTGCTCGTCAATGTGGTGGTGGAGACAGAGGCAGTAGACCCGCCTCCAGTCCGCTTCGGCGCGGTTGCGCTTCTCCAGGTGCGCCACTGTCGGACGCCCCCAGCATTCCGTGGGGGCCGGGGAGAGGCGCGGGACTGCACAGCCCTCGGAGCGCACGGCCGCCGCGTACTCGGGGGAGCCGTAGAACCGGGCGCTGCGCTCGCGTGCCTTGGCCCGCTTGCGGCGCCGAGCGTAGGCGCCCTTCTTGGGACGAGGTTCGGCACTCACTCGGGGTGCTCGCGCAGCACCGCCGCTGCCGCCTCGCGCAGCCGCTCGAAGTACGCCAGCGGCACCGTGACCCGATTGCTCTTGCCGTCCCATTTCCCGTTATCGACCACGGCTTGGGCCGCGACCGCCAACTCCTCGAGCAGCGCCTTGCCGGAGGACGTGTGCCCCTGGAGCATCGCGGAGACTGCCGCGCGCTCCTCGGTGGTCATCTTGCGGCCCTTCTTGCGGCCCTTCTTGCGGGCCATCAGAGACCTCGTGCCTTCGCGGCCTTGGCGCTCTGGCGCTGCATGCGACGCAACTCTCCATGTGAGAGCCAGTCGCCCTCAGCGAGCCTCTGCACAGGCGCCTTGGTGGAGAGCCCGTAGACGGTCTTCTTAGGCCTGCACTTCTTGCCGCTGCGCGGGTCGCGATCTGGCATCGGCGTCCGCTCCAGCTTGGCACGCCAGCTGTCCAGGAACCCGAGGGGGGCGGGGCCGATGCGATCGCTCACACCGGCACCACGCTCACGCTGAGCAGTTCGTACTCGCCGTTGCCCTTATCGACGAACTCGGGCTCCACGTGCAACTTGCCCTTGACCATCGCGTCAAGGATCTCGGCTGGACACTCTGGCGCGAACTCAATGCGCACCGTGATCCGGGCCTCACTGGGCTCCACTTCTTGAACCTCCAGAACGCGACCCATGATCTTCCGTTCAGATGAGAGCACGACTGGGTTGACCATGAACCGCTCGATCGAGTCGCGGAACGCACCGGGAGCGATGACATCGCCCTGCGCATCTGGCGTATCGCCAAGAGGCAGATCACAGATGTATTGGTTCTTGTGCACGCGGTCGAATTCTGCGCGAACCTTTTCCAGCGCCTTCGCGGATCTCCGCCCGTAGTTGCGAGCTTCGATGAGGTCGCACATGGCGCAGCGTTCCGGCGGGTTCTCGGTCGTGTCGGGTACCGGATCCGGCTGGTAGGCCCAAGTCTGATGGGCCTCAGAATCCTTGCATCCGTGTAGGTCAGCCATCACTCGCCCTCGCGCTCCTTCGGCTCCTCGCGCGGCGCTTCCTTCTCCGTCACCGGATGCGAGTCGCGCCGCACCTCACGGTCTCCCGCGAAGTCCTTCAGCCGCTTCTTGGACGGACCTGGCTCGGGGTTCTTCTCCTCGGTCATTCGCCTGCCTCCTTGCCCTTGAAGAAGTCCTCTGTGTAGCCCTTCTCGGGCTTCACGATAGCAAGCACGGCCCCAGCGTTCATCACCACGAGTTCGTCCAGTTCCCGCCACACAGCCTTGCCGCTGTTCGCCGGGAAGAACACCCGGTCCCCCACCTTCATCCGGAGCGCGATGATCTTCCCGTCCTCGCGCGCTCCGTCACCGATCGCCAGCACCAGCCCTTCCTTCGGCCGCTCCTTGGCGCTGTCGGGGATCACGATCCCACCGGATGTGATGGTGTCCGCCGGCAGCTGGGCCACGAGGATCAGGACGCCCTGCATCTCGAGCCTGGAGGCACGGGCCGCCATCTCGGGCATCTCGCGCTCGAACTTGGCCTGGGGGGTTTCCTGCTTCTCGGTCATGTGGCCTCCTCAGGTGACGGTGCGTCTACAGCGTCCACCCGAACAATCATCATCAGGATCGGCTCGCCGGTTGTCGGGCACGCCGACCAGTGTGTGCGGCCCATGCAGGGGCACTGGAACTCGTGCCACTCGATCGCGTCGTGCGTCTCGCCGCAGCGCGCGCAGTTGGTTACTCGCGACGCCATCAGTCCCTCAGCCCGAACCGCTTGACGATGGCGGAGATTGCCTCTCGACACGCCCTGACGGCATTACCGTCGCAACCCCAATGACGCCGGGTCTTCTCGATCGCCTCCACGCACTCCAGCGCGACGGCGCGGAGGGCTCTGAGGTTCGCCTTGCACCAGCACTTCGGGTTGCGCGTCCCGCCGTCGTCTAGGTCGTGACTCCCATCCATGTACGGGCACAGATCGCGAGCGCGTTCCTCCAGCGTGCCGACGGTACCACGGGGCTCGCTCACTGCTTGCCCTTGGGGTGCTTGCGCTGGACATGGGCGTGCAGGCGGTCGATCCCCCTGATGCGGGCCTTCTTGCCGGACCCCTTGGAGATGACGTTGCGGCAGGTAGGGCAGCGATGGGTCACTCGGCCTCCAGGTCGTACCGCTTGAGGATTTTGCGGGCGCACATCTCCGGCGTCGGATGGTCACCGATTGCCTCCACGCCCTCGTATGTGTCCACGCAAGCCTTCGCGCAGTCCCGCACGGTGGCGCGGAGAGCGGCGTCCACCCGGTCTTCGGTGAGTCGTCGCCTCTCCGCACGCGCCGCAATCAGCGGCCGTAGATCGCTGCTCGCTGTCCGCAACTCATCGTCGGTCACGTCTGGACCGTGAATCGCTATCGCGATCGCCCGCGCCAGCTTTCGGAGAGGGTCAGCCACGATCAGCCTCCTCCTGCAGGCGAGCGATCCTGCGATTGCTCCGCCACAGCATCGGCACGGTGATCAGCAGCGGCACGAGCAGGATGGCCGTCCAGATGCACGCCAGCATCCAGAAGTACTCGGCGCCGATGGCCCGGTCGATCTTGTCGTGGACCTCGTTGAGCCAGCGTATCTGCTCTTGAACAGTGCGGGTCACGACGTAGACCCCAGCGTCATGTTCTCCGACTGCGGCGTCACCTTCGTCCACCGACCAGGCGCCACCGCCAGCACGAGCTTCACGTCCTTCTGCCCAGTGATCTTGGACACGTCCTTGTGCGTGAAGCAGATGCCGCCGCTCGGCGGGAAGTCCACCGAGTTGGCCGTGACGATCAGCATCTTCTCGAGCACCCCGTCGGGGGTGCAGATCTCGACCTGATAGTCGGGCATCAGTCGGTCGGCGCGTCCGGGTCCCGCACCTCGCGGAGTTCCCAGATCAGCGTGTAGAGCGTGCTGCTGCCGTCTGCGACCTCGGTGACCGTGTGGAGTCGGTAGAACTCCAGGGTCTTGAGGTCGTTCAGCTTCTCAGGCAGCTTGCTCCAGCCGCACGACTCGACCTTGTGGATTGGCAGTTCTTCCATCGTTCCTCCCGGTGCGCCGATTCTAGCGCGGGATCCAGCGAGTCAATACCCGTATTCTGGCTTCTCGAGCAGTGCTTGCGCCTTCCGGTGCTCTTGGCATCGGATCAACTCCACGCCCCCAGGGGTCCGGAACCAGATCGTGTCCTCCATGGTGCCGCACCGCTCGACCGGGTCGCTCTTCACGATGAAGTCGCAGGGTGCCGGAGGGTTCTTGGGGCGGTGCTTGATGCACCAGCGGCGATCGCTGCCGGCCTCCGCGTAGAATCCGGGCTCCTGGCAACCTGGGTAGCTACAGGTCATTGGACGCTCCTGGTGCCAGTGCGGCCTCATGGCGATCTGGATGCATTCGGCGGAAGAGGGCGCGACCACGGGGTCCATGTGAGTGGATCGCTCCAAGGGGCTCTCCGGTTCGGAAGTTCGTACAGGGCTCGCTCGGCTTGGCCCCGCAGCTGGGGCACGTCACACAGAGCATGGCGGTCGGGTCCTTCTCGCCGGGCTTGTAGGTCGCCGTCACGTCTCGCGCCGGATCACGACGGGCTTGGTGCTGTTCGAGAGGATGTAGTCCCGCAGCCGCACCAGCACCGGCAGCATGTCGCGCCACTCGAGGGGGTTGTCGCGATCGCGCGTGGCCGTGAGCAGCGCGGCGAGCAGCGTGCCCTCGCTGCCGCGGGTGTAGCGGAAGGCGAAGCGGTGGTCGCCCCTGATGATCACGACCAGGCGCTTCTCAGCCATCGGGCGTTCCCTCTTTCGGCAGCATTGTACCGAGCATGGAAACGCGCACCGACTGGAAGGCGTCAACGTAGTAGGGCGCGAGATCCTTGTGCTCGTGGTTCTCGTCATTGCGGATCGCGCGCCAACTGGTGATTGCCTCGTCCAGATACTCTCTCATCTGCTCCCGCAGTTGGTCCCGCTCGGATTTGTAGCGCAACGCTCGGCCGTTCGCCTCGTCCCGCTCCTTCAGTGCCACCTTCGCCAACACTGCACACGCCTCCCGCTCCAGCGCACTGACCTGGCCCTGCAACTCGGCCGTCTTCTCCGCGCGCTGCTCCTCGGTCACGCCGCTCTCTTCCTCGAGCGCGTCGTGCAGCTGCTCAGGGGTCGTCTGGTAGTTGGGGTCAGGCACTGGCACCACCTCTCGCCGGCAACTCAACGACAATGTTCGCGATTCCGCGGTCCTGCTCGTCTCGCCACTGTAGTTGCTCGCTCAGGTACAACCACAGCAGCTTGATTTCCTCGGTGGGCCAGTCCTTGGTGAACGTGCCCACCCACTCACAGACAGCCAGGGCGAGTGATCTGTTTTCCCTTTTCATCAGGTCGAGCTTGACCGTCCACGATTCCTCACCGCGCCGGACTGTGATGCTAGCGCGGGTTGCCATCGCCCCTCCGGATGGCGCGGGCCTTGTCCGCGAGGATCACGGCCACGCCTTTCGCTGTGACCGAGCCACCGCTTTTGGTCAGTGCGTGAGGAGCGGTGACGATCTTCGCGTCCCGCTCCCGCTGGTCTGTGTGGGCAGCTTCAACCGCTTCGCGAATCTGCTCGCTGGCGTTCAGCGCCGCCTGCTTGCTCCATACGCCTGCATCGCTCATGGCCTTCGTGGCGCGGTAGCAGTCGTCGCACACAATTGCCGGGTCGTCCGCCATCTCGGCAACGCCGAATCGCTCGATAGCCTCGGCCATCGCCTCAACGTCGCTGCGGGTCTTCTCGTACTCTCGGCCGCAGAAGCTACACGTGTACGCCTGCTTCTGGTCCGCTGGGACGGGCTCAGGCATCGGAACCTCCCGTCGGCTCAGGTTTCGGACAGCCGCACGTACAGTCGGACGCGACTCCGACCCGGCCGCACGGGTCGCACACCCAATCGTTCACCAACTCCCACCACGTCATCGGCGTGTCGTGGCAGACGGGCTCGGCCTTCACGCGGCAGCAGCAGCCCTCGTTGTGCTGGCCGTCTGTGAGGACCAGGACGCAGCCGCACGTGCATTCGTGGGGGGCCGGCTCAGGCATCCTGCTCTCCTCCCGTCTTCGCGTGCAGCCTCGCGTACTTGGTGGCCGTGCCTATGGCGATGCCGTCGCTGGTCCGCTTGACGATCATGGACCGCTCCAGCGCGCCGGGCTCGACGAACATGGACGCACGGTAGGGCACGGCCCGCACGCGCCGCTTGTGGTCCAACGTCCCCCACGTCACGCCATCGTCTGAGTGCTGCAGCCGCACGGTCCACCTGACCGGGAACCACACCGCACCCCATCCGTGGTGCCACACCGTTCGGAGTAGCTTGCGGAGCCAGTGCCAGCGCCGCCGCTTCCACCACGGCCGCTGCCTGTCGTAGTAGTCGGCCATGCCCCAGATGAACGGCCTAGCCGGCAGGTCGACCTCCTGAATGCGGCCACCTACCTTGACGTGGATGCGACGAGGGTCAGGCATCGGCAGCCTTCCGCGCGTCCTCGGCCGCCCACTTCGCGCGCATCGTCGCTATCCGCTCCCGCCAATTACCGAGGGCAGCTTGGCTGCGGCGCGTCTGGGCGACGGCCTCGCGCAGTTCCTTCTCGCTCAGATCGGGATTCTCGTCCCGCTCGAACCTGTCTGCGAGATCGGTCACTGCTCCAGCGCCCAGCCGTTCGCGACCAGCACCGCATGAACGCCGGGATCGATCGAGTCGATGGTCATGCGGATACGACCGTCATCCTCTGGCTCGCCGATCGTCACCCTCATGTCGGCCTCAAGTAGAGATTTTGAGTAGGTGCGGCGTTCTGGCTTGCCGGGCTTCACTTCGGCAGGCTTCCGAACCTCAGGCTCCGGCAGGTTCGGATCCTCGAGCTTCGCCATCGCCTCACACAGGTCGCAGCCGGTGATATCGCCGCTGGAGCACTCGCCCGAGTAGTTCCAGTGCTCGCGCGCCGCCTTCGCGACATCGCACAGCGCCTCAAGCTGGCTGCCCATCACGGGCACGAACACGGGGCGCGACTCCCGGAAGTCCACCGGCACATCTGGGCCAACGGGCTTCACCTCTTCAGATTCGGGCTGGTAGCCCTCGCGCTCCAGCTGGGCCTTTACGGCCTCGATCCTGGCTCTCAGGTACTCATCTATCAGCATCGCTTCCTTCCCTCCCGGTAGAAGTTGGTTCTCGCATGTAGCGCGCAGCATACCCGCACGGGCTGCAGCGCACCGTCAAATACGCATGCCCCAGATCCACCACCCCGTTGACCGCCATCGGCTCCCCGCACTTGGGGCAGTCCACGTAGGTCTCCAAGCCCTTCAGTACGGACATGATCCTCTTCGGTTCCTCAGCGGCCATCGCGCCACCGTTTCTCGCAGCGTTCGCAGATCCGCCAGTCCAACTGCTCGTCCGTCGGCCGCTTCACGGAGATCCCTAGTCCGCACAGCGTCTCGTCCCGGAACTTACGACTGCGGAGATGCAGGACTGGATTCGTCGGCGCCGGCACGATCACGTAGCCACGCAGCGAGACGGTCAGATCAGCCACGGGCCGCCGCCATCATCGTCTGCCGCTGCACTTCGTAGCGCCACTTGATCTCGGCAGCCTCCACGAGCTTGTGGCGATTCGCGTAGGCCTGGTACAGCGTGAGTTGGCACCGAGCACTGCCCAGAATGACCTTGCCCTCTCCGTGGTGCGCGTACGCGAACCCCTTCCGCACCGTGAACATCCCTCCGTCGTCCCACATGCCCTTGGGCTTCTGCCCGAGGTGCTGTTTCGGGAGCGATGGCGACTTCGTCGTCACCATGCCGAAATCCATCTGCTCGCGCTCGATCAGTGCAGGCTTCATCCGTCGAACTCCTCCGCCGGCTCAATGACGCCGTTCTTCTTCGGCGCCGGCAACTTCGGGGGCTCCTCCACCACCGCGAACTCGGCCTCAGCCAACTCCTCGTGCTCCAACTCCTGCAGCGCGTCGGCCAACACGTGCTCCACCTTGACGGGCTCTCCGTCCTTCCCCGTGATCTCAACTCGGCGCGGCTCCATCCAGCCTTCCAGATCGGGCTTCGGGCGACCCGGCCCTGCGCGTAACCACGTGCGGGGATCTGTCATCAGGACTTGGTGCTCAGCTTCTGCGCGACACTCTGCGTGCGCCTTGCGAACGGACAGAAAGAACGCGAGGTACCGGTACTCGCGAGCCCTGATGCTCCCGTTCTCTTTCTCCAGTTCCAGCATGGCGTTACGTCCGCGCCGCATCCAGTTGTCGAAAGTACGGCTCGTGATGCTGTTCGCCTCCGCCGCGATGTGGTTGAAGGCGCCCTTGCGGATCCACTCCACAATGGCGATCTGGCGCTCCATCGTCAGCTTCGTGGGACGCGGCATCAGAAGTCCTCGAACCCTTCCCCCGAGTTTTCCACATCCCCATCGTACTGATCCTCAGAGGAGTCCGGCGTCTTCAGCACCACGTTTTCCCCAGCCGCCGCGCGCCTCGCCGTCTCCGTGCAGAGCGTGTTGTCGATGCAGTGCGGCACCAGGATCGTGTTCGAGATGTTGTGCTGCGTCGCGATCTTGATCGGGTGCCGGTCCCGGCCGCAGATCGTGCAGAAGCCCTTGGCTATGCGCACAGCGTCTCCACCAACCCAATCCGCTTCCCGAGCCACCGCATCACCGGTACCCCCATGGAGTTGCCGAGCGCGCGGTAGCGGGGACCATCCTTCGCCGGCTTCCCCCGGTATTCGATCAGCGTGTAGCCGTCCGGAAACCCCTGCAGGCGCTCGCACTCGAGCGGCGTGAGCCGGCGCACCCCGTCGTACAGCACGCCGAGCCCCTTGTCTGCGGCGCCGAGCGGGGGCGTCACATCGCCTGACACATTCGGGTCCTGGCGGTTGTGGAAGGCGATCGCGTGAGTGTCCCGTTCCCCAACATCGTGGGGATTCAGGGTGTTCGCAACATCTGCTCGGTCCCACGTCTCTCCGTCATCGGCGTCGTGAGCTCGGTGGACCTTCCGGTAGGGCACCAGTAAGCCTGACATCGCATCCTGCGTCGTGGCGCTGCCCGCCGTCTTCCCGCCGGCCTGAAGCGCGCCAGCCACGAGCGGCGTCCCGCGCCCAGTCCCGTCCTCACTGGCATCGAACCCCTCACCTTTGAGCGGATGCGTGATCAGCGTCTCGCTCTCCGCGTCCATCCGGCCACTGTCGCCTTTTGCAGTCAGCGACATCGCCACGAAGGGAATGCCCGAGGTGACACCGTCGCCCTTCAGGGTTCCAGGCTCGCCTACGTTGCTGCCTTGGCACTGTCCGGCGATGAGGTGCCCGACGGCGGCCGAATCTGGTCCCTCTGGGCCACTACCGCCTCCAGTGCGAGCCGTAAGGGTTCCGGCAGCTTCTTCCCCCGCTTCGCGGCTCGGCGGAGGATCCCCGCGCAGGCCCGCGCGCTCAAATAGTACCGCCGCGGCACGGGTCCAACTTCCAAGATAGCCGGCAACGAACACACGCTTCCGTCGCTGGGCCAGTCCCCAATACTGAGCGTCCAGCACTCGGTAGGCCCACCCATACCCGAGTTCGCCCAATGCCCCGAGGAGGGAACCAAAGTCCCGTCCGCCGTTGGATGACAGGACGCCGGGGACGTTCTCCCAGACCACCCACCGGGGCCGTGTGCGATCAACAAGTCCAAGAAACGTGAGGACCAACTTTCCACGAGGATCGTCCATGCCCTTTCGGAGTCCGGCAACGCTGAAGGATTGACAGGGGGTTCCCCCGACAAGAACGTCAACTGCTCCGACATCAGGCCACTCCTTGTAGCGCCTCAGATCCCCGTGATTCGGCACGCCTAGGTAGTGGTGCGCCAGCATCGCTGAGGGATACTTCTCGATCTCGCTGAATGCGATCGGCTCCCACCCGAGTGGGCGCCACGCACAGCTGGCTGCCTCGATCCCACTGCACACCGAGAGGTAGCGCACTACGGGATCTCCTTGGCGAATAGCGGGTTCCGCTCGCGCAGCCGTTGCCGAGCCATCTCCGCGTACTCGGAACTGAGCTCGATTCCGATGGCGCTCCGCTGGTGGTCGATCGCCACCAGCAGCGTAGTGCCACTGCCGGCGACGGGATACGGTTGGGTCGGGATCGTCCACACGCTGCGCTTGTTGCGCAGACCGTTCTCGGGTTGCATGTCCTCGCCGCGGCCCTGCTTCCCGCCCTTCGTGTCCACCCCAGGCCGAACAGAGTGCTTGCCGGTGCGCCGCTTCTTCGGGTCGCGGGCCTTCGCGTACCGCCCCTTCTTGTCCCGGTGGTTGCCGCCTTCTGTCTCCCAGCCGCTCGGGATGCGGTCCTGGCGGGGATTCGGAGTTTGCTCACGCCGCGAGTTGTGGGCGCGCCGCAGGTCCTCCGGGGTACTCGCCTCGGGCGCGACTTGGCGCTCCCGGATCGCCTCCTGATCGTAGAAGTAGCGAGCCGATTTACTCAGAAGGAAGATGAACTCGTGCGCCCTCGTGGTTCTGTCGGTCACGCTCTCGGGCATGGGGTTCGGCTTGTGCCAGATGATGCAGTCGCGTAGCCACCAGCCATCGTCTCGCAGCGCCATTGCCACGTGCGCCGGAATCATGCACAGGTCCTTCGGCTTCAACCCCGGCGCCCGCTTGTCCATGACTTGGCTCTCAAGCCGATCCCGCCGGAAACTCCTGGGGTTCTGGCACGCCGACGGCTGCCCGCAGTACGAATCGCCCAGATTCAGCCAGAGCGTCCCGTCCGCTCGGAGTACTCGGTGGACCCCCCGGAACACCTCAACCATCGTGGCC